CGATCAATAAGTGACAGCATCACCTCGTCTGATGCGTTAACTAGATCATCTTCTAAGCCACGCGCACTTGCAGAAAAGTATGCATCTCTTGACTCTGAATCTGTCGGCTATGTGTACCTGCCGGGTTCTGGGGTCAACCGTCTCACCGTCCCGACGAGCACCTCATTCAATGTTACCGACCTTGATATCCGAGCCTATGTCAACCTTGAGACGTGGCGCCCGTCCACACAGAGTGGTCTAGCAGGTCGTTATTCTGGTACGGCTTTAACGTCAAGTTGGTACTTTCCCGTAAACACCAATGGGTCGCTCGGGCTGATTCTTTCCGACGGCTCGACTTTCAGGACCGCAACGTCTAACGCCGCCGTCGACAGCGGTTTCACCAATTTGTGGCTCTGGGTTAGAACAACCTATCTGGCGTCAACGGGCGAAGTGATCTTCTATACTTCGCCGGATGGGTCAACGTGGACACAGTTGGGCACCACGCGAACAGTGACCAGTGGCACACCTAATGCATCAACGGAAGACCTTGCCTTTGGGTCGTTTGGAACCGGATACACCAACGTCCTAGCGGGCCGTTATGGAAGGTTTCTATTCCTCAACGGCATCAACGGCACCACCGTCCTCGACGTTAATTGCAATCGGATCACTAGTGCGGCCTCAACTACGTTCCTTGCAACTACAGGTCAAACAGTTACGATCAACAAGTCAGCAGCGGGTACACGTCAGTCAACTGTGGTGCTGCCGATTACTGCTGTATCAGCACTCAGCCGCGCACTTTCAGACTCGATCACTACATCTGACAGTCTCTCTAGATCACAAACACTGAGTAGACCTACGGAAGATTCAGTCACACTCTCTGATTTAGTTCTTGGTGCTGTATATCGAGTCATTTCTGACACGATTACTGCTGCAGATACTGTGGCATCTTCGATAGTGCGAGTACGAACGCTGCTAGAAACGATCAGCAGTGGAGACTCTGTACTGGCTAGAGTCACTGCCGTACGAAGTGCCCTTGACTCGATGTCTTCTTCTGACGTGATTGCTAGTCCTAAGTCTTTGCAGAGAGCACTATCAGATTCGGTATCGATGCTGGATACAGCATCACGAACACTTACCCAGAGCAGACCAGTACCTCAGGCGCTTACCACTGTCGACAGTCTGTCCAACGTTGGGCAGAGAATACGAACTAACCTTCTAGACAGTGTGACTGCGCTGGACCAGATCAACACTAGAGTCACAGGATTCAGAGGATTCTCAGATCAAGCGCAACTACAAGAAGTCATGTCCAGTCAGTACTACCCAGCGTCATTCATTGGTTGGGGACTTCCCGTTTAGGGCTTTTTCTTTGTCTCTCGTTCTTTGGCGGCTTTAGCCGCCTTTTCTGTTTTCTCAGCCTGATATGCCTTGACAGCATTGACACTCGTACGACTTCTCCATGAAAAGTCACACTCAGTGCATCTGACAATCTTTGCTGTTGTCCAGCGACCGCCACCGGGAACGTCGACCGTATCCGTGACCAACTTTGATGGACGGGCTGAACAGTAAGGACAGTTTGGATATCTACGACGACGAGTTTCTTCTCCGTTGTAGGAGACAGAGAGCGCTCTTCGAATGTCAATCTCATCACGGCCTCCCCAGATTCCCCAGATCTGGCGATGCTCAAGAGCCCACTGAAGGCACTCCTTGCGGACAGGACACGAGTGGCAGAGGTTTTTGGCCTGATACTTTTGATTGAAGTCGGGGGAGAAGAACCATTCTAGAGCCTCGGCATTCTCTGGTTTGGAGCACTCGGAGTCGCGCTGCCATGAGAGGTTGTTTGCCGGAGACCACATGCACTGTATTCTACAGAGCATTCTTCTCATTTGTTGATTAAAGGTAGTCAATTTCCACAAAGGTGGTCGGAAAGACTACTTCGACTGAGTCACCATAGAAAGTCTCACCAGACTCGTCACAGAAGGACATCTGCATTTCTTCGCTCACATATCCTGACCATTGATATGAAATGGTAGCGAACTCGACCATCTTGAATCCGATCCCAAGGGAGTCTGCAACTCCATCTCGCTGGAGTGCTGATGCCAGTGCTCTTTTCACGACATCTTCGTCAAGTGACACATGTGGGTGCGTGAAGTACACGATTCCATCTAAGAGTTTTTCATACCCGTTTCCGGTCCACTCTTCCCACAACTGATCCCCATGACGATGGTCCTTCATCAGTCATCATCCTCAAAGTCAGTCTCAAAGTCAGAGTCTGAGTCAGACATTTCCACTTCAAAGCCGAATCCGTCTGCCTCTCCTCCATCTGGGAAGGGGACAGTTGACGGGTCTCTGAGTACATAGATGCCGACGACGGTAAGTTCTCCGCACATGCAGCAGACCTCTACAGTGTCTGCTCCGACGATTTCAGGCATGCCTACACCGACAAGACGAACGAATACCTGCCCGTTTTCGTCCATGCTCTCGGGCTCCCACATGGTGTTCTCCACGAGCCAGCATGACTCACACATCGCCAGTGGCACTGACGAACTGGCTGCCATTAGAACACCTCCATAAATGACGTGCATACACACATCATTTTAGTGGAGTATGGTCATGCAGATCGGTCAAGATCCTCGTTAAGGACAATTCCTCGTTCCTTGCGAATCTCTCTACGACGAGTCTCAGAGGCTCCACCCCAGAGCCCATGACTTTCGTACCTGATGCCCCATTCAAGGCAGTCGGTCTGATGCGCGCACTTGAAGCAAAGACTCTTCACCACGTCATAGCCACTTTTTGGAAGAAGATCCACGTCTTTAGAGTCAAAGTAGTACATCTCTACACCAATCTCAGCGCATAGAGGTTGATCAAAGTTCCACGGAGGCGTGATTTGATAGATTGAATTCCGGCTCAACAAATGCTCCCAAAGTCTGTTTTAAAGAAAATTTTTGCCCTACTTGCTTGAGGCTTTCATCCCTACTTCATAGCCACAGCCTGCATACCCAACAATGTCAATCCAAGTGTCGCGCTGGAAGCCGGAACTGCGGTTCATGTAACGCGCCATCTTGGTGGCGACGAATGCCATTGCAACGTCTTCCTGCGTAATCGGGATACCGAACAGCAGGGACCAGAGATCAGCAATCCTCTGGAAGTTCTCTTCAGGAGGTCCGTACTGGACATTACGATCACTACTGATGATTGCTGCCGCTTCTCGGAGAGCCTCTACTCGAAGTTCAACTGTTTCCTGCGCCGCCTGAGTCTTGTCCTTAGCAGCAGCAGCACTGGGGGCTGGGGCTGGGGCTGCAGGAGTGGTCACGGTATCGTTATCTGACATTCTTCAACCTTGCTGTGATAGTGGCCGTCAGGTCTGAGTCATTTTCCATCAGTTCTTCGTTTTCAAAGATCTCGATCTCGATGTTGACTTGATCCTGTACCTGATCTGAGTCCAAGTCAAGCACTACTCCAAGAATCTTGTACGTCTTGTCCAAGATCTCGTCATACGAGTCTCCATCAACGTTCAGATGGATAACTGCGGTGATCATCCGGCACTCTTTTCTAACTTGTAGATCGGGTAGTGCGCTGCTTTCAGGACTGGAAACTTGTCATCTACAGACTTGACCACGATGTCACCGTCCGAGATGTCAATGACGACTCCGACTCTCCCATTATGGATCTCACCGGCTCGATGTCCAAAGGCATTTGGAAGCACTCGGACAAGATCCCCATTAACCAGTTGCGAGTGGTTTGCTGGTGTCCATCGTGTCGAGTCTGAGTATTCAGTCATAGTCAAAATCCTAGGGCAGAAAGAGTCAGTTCGCCGACAAGAAAATTATTCAGGACACAGGAACCGCAGTCTTCAGTACGGACATGAGTGCCGCCATAGAGCGCATGCTGTCTAGGGTGTTAGATTTGTATGATGCAGCCTGTTGGGTCGCCAAGTCACGTCGGACTTCAAGGCTCATCTCCTCGATGTTTGCAGGAAGCATCGACCAGATCCAACCGAGATGTTCAGTAGCACGCCAGTCTGAGATGACAGGAGTATAAGCCTTGAGGGAGATCGACACAGCAGGCGTCCACCACGGCTCCCCTCCCCGGTGCGTGCTGACCAGTGTCCCGATACTCCCCCTGAGCCGCTCAACAATGACTGGCATATCATCTGCTCGGTCCTGCTTGAGAGGTACCACCGGAAGAGCCAGAGTCTTGGACATCTTCGTGCTCCACGGAGTGACAGGAGCCTCAGCGCACCAGTATGAGCCTTCGTCAGCATCGGGAAGACTGCCGATATTTATCATAGAGTCTAGGTTGATTCCAGCAGACCGCTCCTGAGTGAGCGTCGGGATATGCCTAGTAAGGAACGTGGGATCGGTCCACGGAAAAGATGGGGCAATAGTGAGAGGCCATTCGTCGCTTGTGAGAGCCTGTATGAACCCTTTGAGCCGCTTCTCTACCTCAGGGGCGCATGCCTTGTCATAGTCCTTCCTGCGGGCGTACAGGGCCTTCAGGAGGCTCTCAGGAGAGGCAGAAACGGCCACAAGACCAGCCCATAGGCGCTGAGGCTCAGGGGCATCAGTCATGAGGACAAGGTTTCCCGACCGATAGGCGTGCTCAGCCACGGAAAGTGCTGGGTATAGGTAGTTGGCCACCAGACTGTTAGGCGACACAAGGCCGACGATGACTAGATCAAATGAGGAGACGTACTCCTCATCCATGCTCATCGAGGGCTCAATCCAAACTACATCATTACTTGCTCCTGTCAATGCTTTCTTGAGGAGTCCAGCGAATGTGGGGATTCTGTCATTGATGCTCTTTGATACATGCTGCGACGTGCAGCCTGTCAGAAGCACTCTCATGGAAGTCCTCTCGTCTAGTCCAACTGGAACGCCGCCCGACTAGCGGGCGACGAACCAGCGATACCAGTCCTAGAAAGGAGCAGCCGGGGCCATAGTGGCTTCTGCCGCAGTGGCAGGAGCCGGTGCCGGAGCAGGAGCAGGGGCAGGGGCAGGGGCAGGGGCAGGGGCAGGAGCCGCCGAGGCGGTCGCAGTCTGCTGAGCCGGGTAGTAGTTCTTGACCTCGTTGCGCTTCTGACCGTTCCACGTCCGAGAGCCGATCTGAGCACGGAACCGACGCTTGAGCATCGCCGACTCGATCTGAGCGTTGCTCGGGTTGTTGGCGAAGAACTCCTGACCAAGACCGAGAGCAGACATCTTGCGGAAGAAGATGCCGAGAGCGTTCGGGTTCTCGGGAGAGACCACGAGGTTGTCCCAGACCAGACGCTTGGCGTGCGGGCCAGAGAGAACCTGAGCCTTGACCTTGAACATAGCCTTGCCCGACTGCGTCACAGTCGCAGTGGCCTCAGCGATCTCCAGATCGTAGTCCCCATCGGGCAGGGGTTCGAATGATGCGCCGCTGTCTCCAGCGTCCTTGATCAGGTCGTTCCAGTTGAGCGATGTCATGATGCAACCTCTTCCTTTTTGGTGTTTGTCTTTCTTGCGCTGTTCTGATCTTGGGCTGAGCCGAAGGTAATGTCAAGCATGCGTTCGATAGAAAGATTCTCCTGCTCGACGATTGAGCCAAGACGACCCTGCACACGCTCACCCGCTTCATAGGTGTTCGTCCGCTCGACGTACATCCGTCGAACCTTGTACGGGGGCTGCATTGGATCAGGGTTGGACACCTCTTCGACGGTGAGAGCACCGAGGATGTCATAGAAGTACGGAGCCTGAATCGCCAACTGACCCTGAAGGTAAGGCTTGTAGCGGCCAGTCTGATCCTGACGCGCCATAGCGGTCAAGACCACCGCCTCCAGCGGATTGGTCGGGTGCATCGTCAGGTCACGAAGATCGCGGAGAAGACCTCCCATGTGGCGAAGCAACTCTCCCCACTGCTGCATCTTCATCGCTTCGGACCCAGCAATCTGATCCATGCACTTGACCTGCAACTCGGAGATCGAGTCGATGATCAGGCTCTTGAACTGGTGCTTGCCAGTCTGTAGCCATGCGTACGCCTTGAGAACCGTGTCGTAGTCACGAACCGTGACAACGCATGTGTCCCAAGTGCCATCAGCGACAGGAGGCTCCTCCCGCATCGGATCCCAGTACTTGACGATGACGGGAAGGAAGCGGTGACCGCCTTCCACATCAAGCATCAGTCGAGGGTACGGAGCGGTGACAGCGAAGGTCGACTTACCGACCTTGGACTCGCCGTACACCATCACCGTGAGAGAGCGTTGAATAACACTCATACGTCACTCACTTCCTTTTGATTCGTTGGTGTTGTAGTAGTCGTAAGGATCGCCCTCTGTGAACATGTCAGATATGGCTTCCTCTACTGCACTGCCGTCATCGAACATCGGGCAGATGGTGCTGAACTGGCACTTCCACTTGCAGTCACGAGTCGGGCGTGGGTATGCGACAAACGCATGATCCTCACCGTCATCAAGTGCCTTACGCACTCGCATCATGTCTGCGATTGTTCCGTGAATTCGCTTCCAAAAAGTCCTGAGCGCGAACACGTTGTGTCGAACTGTGATCTGATCGTAGAACGGCGGCTTCGCAGCAGCAGTACGACGAACTTTCTTGAGCATCGTGAAGATGCCGCCCTCGCAACGCTCGGGCTCATCGACCTTCATTGACTCAAGAAGCATGTAGGTGAGGATCTGCTCGTTAGTCTGAGCAAGGTTGGCAAAGTCCGAGAGACTTCCTCCGACTGTCTTGAAGTCTCGGAACAACCGGACACCATCTGCCCTACGCCGGACACGCATGTCCAACTTTCCCTGCAACTCAACCTCACCATTGAACAGGCTGGCCGAGATCTTCTCCTCGGAGGACACGAACTCAAGTTCCATGTCGATGCCCTCCTCCTCGATCCACTGAAGGTATCCCTCCAGCATGATGCGACCTAGGTCGGCTTCCTTGTCGAGGGTTTCAGTGCCGAACATGTGATCGGCTACAAGAAGTCGATCCTTCTCGACCAACTCAGCGTGGGCCACCAGAAGAGGAATGTCCTTCGAGTAATACATGTCCAGCGCTTCGTGAACGCGAGAGCCGAGTGCAAGCGCTCCAGTCGTCTCCTTGTAAAGGGGCTGCAGTCGTCGGTAGTAGGCCAGCCACCACTTGCGTCGGCAATCCTTGAACGTTTGGATCTCTGAGTTAGAAAGTCTTACTGTCATGTGATCTCCATCTTTCCTGTGCAGAATCTGCAGTCGAGCGAGTGGTCCCTACCTAGGGCTGCAGCGATATTGAGAACTCCGCAGCCGCGCATGATCGCGCATGCGTACTCTTGATCGTTCAGTTCTAGGATCGTCATGATTTTCCTGACTTGTCATCCTTGAGAAGGTCGAGCAACTTGGCTCGGTCTCGGACGATCTGATCGAAGTTGTCTGCCTTTGCCTCAAGGGCCTGAATTACCCGATCCTCAATCGTGTTCTCAGTGACGTAGTCCATGATGATGATCGAGTCGTGAATCTCAGAACCGATACGGTGAACACGATCCAGAGCCTGCTTGTGATCTACCAGCGACCACGGACGCTGAAGCATGACAAGACGACGCGCTGCTGTCAAGGTGACACCGACCCCACCAGCCTGAGCCGTGAACAAGATCCACTTGGTCTTGCCTGACTGAAAGTCGTCAATCGACTTCTGACGCTCGTCTTCGTCCTGCGCTCCAGTGATGAGGCCATGCTCAATACCAGCCTTGGTCAGTGCGGCACTGAGCAGTTCGATCAACTGACGGGACACAGCGCATACAGCCACCGAGTCGTCACCAAAGTCCCCGTTCTTGATGTCATCCATCAAGGAGTCGACCTTGCATGAAGGCTCAGCCAGACGGAGTGTCATCTCCCCGGTCGTCTCATCGACGTGAGTCTCTGCATACGAGTTGGCAAGTTGTACTAAACGAGTCGTCTGAGTCAGCACACTCGGGGCCGTGATGATGCCATCAGATCCGTCGTTCTCCAACTCCGCGATCATGTTGTCGCGCATCTGCTCGTATGCCTTCTTCTGCTTCGTGGACATCTCCACGTCTCGTCGCTCAGTCATGACTTCAGGGAGCCAAGGAAGCACACGAGCCTTCAGCATCCGTCGCATGTGAGGATTGATCGTCTGGTGAAACTCCTGCTCCATCGAAGGCTTGATGCCGAGAATGATCATTCCGCCGAAGGCGTTCATCATCGTGTCGACGTAGCGGTCGATCCACTTGGTCTTGGTGGGCCAGTTCTCGGGACTGATCCAGTGAAGGATCGCCCAGAGGTCGACAGCATTGTTGGCGATGGGAGTACCAGTGAGAGCGAATCTGATATCGGCGTCTCCAGTAGCGGCCCACAGAGCCCGTGACTGCTTGGACTTGGGATCCTTGGAGCGGTGAATCTCGTCAGCCACCACAGACTTGAAGTCGATGCTGTTGAGTTCCCGAGCGTGGACCTCGCATCGAGTGAGCGAGACAGTCTCATCATGCCCACCACACTCCACGCAGCGCTTGAGTGCAATGGAACCGTATGGGGCTAGACGCGAGTGAGAGCGCAGGGATTCCCAGTTACATACATAGATATCGGCTTCGCTTGCGAATTGCTTGCGCCGCTGAGTGGCGGTTCCCTTGATGACCTGAACGTTCAGCCCCGGCCACCACTGCTCGAACTCGCGCTTCCAGTTCTTCTTCAGCGTGTTGGGGCAGACGATGAGAGCAGGGAAGACATCGTCTCCTTTGTCCTGCAGAGCCTTGAGGGCACGGATAGCCTGAGCGGTCTTGCCCAGACCCGGCTCATCTGCGAGAAGCGCACGGCGGGCGGTGGAGAGGAATGCTACCCCGGCACGCTGATGGGGAAAGAGATCCTCATTGGCGGGATCCTCGACGGTCTCAACCTCACGGAGTGCATTGGCAGGGTTGATCTGCTGATTGAGCAGATCAAACGCCCACTGAGAGAGCACAGGTCCGATCTCAAGGTCAGTCCTGAACGTAGACCGAAGAGCCAGACAGGACGACCAACTGAGGGGCACATGCCACACCTCAGCCTTGGAGTCCCAAGATGACCCCGGCAGGGCCTTCACAAGTTCCTTGAGACGGTACGGCAGATCAACCTTAATCCGCCTACCGTCCGGGTCAATCTCGGCCAGAACAGTCATTGCGGCCTACCTCCCTTTCACATCGTCGTTACGTCGTTTCCACATCGTACACCATGACACTTACAGGAAAGTACCACGAATTGTTTTGCTGTAAGTGTCAGCCTAGCAGACCCTTCGGCACCCAGCCAACCTTGACTGCTCGTAGAAGTGCGTGTCGGATCGAGTCGTTGGCGTGATCCTTGCCTCCACGATGCCAGTAGCCTAGACGCTTCAACTTTTCATTATTGAACATGTTCATGGCGTCTGCAGGCTGCTGCCAGATGATCTTGTCCTCCGAGTAGTTGTAGTCACGACAAATCTGCTTCATAACACCAATCTGCTCAAGTGACCACGGAGCCTGAGAGTTTCGGACTGTCTGAGCGTTGATCGTGAATCTTTCGCACACGATCTCCATCTTGATCTCAGGCTCACGAGGTCCGATCCAGAAAGCATCGAACTGATTCCGGAGATACGGAGCAAAGTCCTCGACGATCAGTTCGTTCGAGTCGAGGATCACAGGCTCTTCATCAGGCTTGATCTGCAGCACTGAGATTCCAGTTGTCTTTCCGGGGTCCACCGCAATGATGACTCTGATCATGTCCATACCACCGTCGCAACCTTGTACTTGTCGATGAGCCGCTCGCACTTCTTGCACGGGCGGGATTCTGCTGGAGCGCCTGATTTCGACACACGAGCGACGTACACAGTCGCTCCGTACGCCTTGTCTCCGGCAGCCATCAGTGCCGCTGCCTCCGCATGGATATGAGACTTCCTCCACTCACTATCTGGATCTCCCACCCTGCGATTAGTCTCTGCCGCCACCACCTTTCCATTGGACACGACAACGCACCCATGACGGTAGTGACATCGACTGCGCTCAGCCACCTCAATGGCTCGCTTCAGAAACTTGCTAGTGCTCATACTTCTGTCCCCAGTTGTCGAACGGACCGTCAACGCCAGCGGTCAGTGGAATGGCCCATCCCTCAGAGGTCGTCATGCACTGCTGAACGACATGCATGACTTCCTCGGCACCATCTCGTGGAACCTGAAGGACGATCTCATCATGTACTGGCACGATCATCATGTCTGTCAGATCAGCCTGATCGAGTTTCACGAGGTTGGCCTTGAACACCTCCGCAGCACTTGACTGAACCAAGTAGTTGGTGAGCGAGTAGACACGGTCGTCATCGCATGGCAGTCGTCTTCCAGTTCGGGTGAGGACGTACCCCTGACCCTCATCACGAAGACGAAGCATCCCGACGTTCTCGATATCCCGCTGCAGTTTCTTCACACCGGGATAGGCACCATCGAAGGCATCAACGACAGACTTCATCTGCGGCTCAGCGACTCCTGCAGTCAGGGCCATCTTCGCGACTCCAGCGCCGTACAACTTTCCGTAGACCACGCCCTTGACCAACTTGCGTCGCGGGTCTGACTTGGTTGCGGTGGGGTCTTGGTAGATGTCGCGCATGATGCTGGTGAACGCATCTCCACCAGTCGCATCGGCGTCGTGGAACAGACGGATCAGGTCAGCGTCTCCGGACAGAGCCGCTGTCAGGCGGAACTCGACCTGATCGAGGTCGGAGGACACGATGACGTGTTCGTCATCCTTTGGGATGAATGCCCTACGAACCGTGGCGTCTCCGGAAGGAAGCGTCTGCAGTGCTGGGTCGGTGATAGACATACGTCCTGTCCGAGCACCGAGAGTCCGCACTGACGGATGAACGAACCCGTCGATTGACTGATTGAGAAAGTTGAGAAAGTAACTGCCCGCCAACTTGTCAGCCTTGCGCTGCGCGAGTACGGCCTCAGCCAGAGCCTTGACCTCGGGATTACCGCCGATGACGAACAACTTCAACTGGTCCTTGGTGCAAGACTTGTTTCCGGTAGGCGTGTACTCGGTGATCTCTCCACCAAGGCTCTCGAAGAGCCGAACCAACTGAGCATTCGACGTGATCGAGGTTCCGTTGTATGTCTTGCGGCACCAGTCCTTCACGGACTCGGTGTAGTCGATCAATTGCTCATACTTCTTCTTGGAATACTCAAGGTCAACACGAGCGCCGTTGATCTCCATGCTCGTCACAATCCTGCGAGTCGCCATCTCCAACTCGTAGGGGATCGCGTAGGCACCGCCCGGACCGCACTTCTCGTAGAACTTCTCCCAAAGACGCATCGTCAGGATGGTGTCCAGAGCACCGTATGACCAGTAAGGCTGGAACGATGTCGGGACCGAACCCCACGTCCAACCATTGGCAGAGAGTTGCTGATCAAGCGTGGACTGCAAAGCGACAGCCTTGGAGTCGACGTGATACGCGGCTAGTTGCTTGAGGGCACCAGACCCGAGCGGATCGATGAGGTGCGCCATGATCATGGTGTCGTGCGCCTGATGCCACGGAAACTTCCACCGGGACTGCACAGCAAACCATTTGGCCTCGAAGGCAATGTTGTGGCAGACCACTGGACCGTCAAACGGCACCATGCCCTGATAGAAGACACCAGACCACTCGCCCCACGGGATAGACCATCCCTGCATGCCATCGCCCACCTGAGCGAGACGGATGGTCCCATGCCAAGGAGACAATGCGTCCTTACGATCTCTTCCGGGGAGTTCCCCGGTTTCAATGTCGACTGACACTGCTGATCCGGGCCTACGTTCGCTGAGCCACCGAAGGAACTCCTCGGCCTTCTCCACGGAGTCAACGTAGTGAAGTTGAACTCCCTCTAGTCCTTCTCGTCGTTCAGTCATTTTCCTTGCCCACCCTCTGTCTAGTCGTCGCTCTCCATGCCAGCGCCAATCGCACCAGTCATCATCTTTGCCAGTAATTCAAGGGCATCACGCCTCTTGAATCCAGCATTCCGGAGTTCTTCGTACATCTCGTGCGCCATGATCGCTCCTTCTCGGAGCGGACTGGCATTCTCTTCCTGCATGTTGACCCTCCTAGGGAATTGTCTCGATACGGTACACGGACTCAATTTGAGAGTCAATGTTCGACGCCTGCTCCAGAAGCCTATGAGCCACGTTTGTCAGGTATCGAGTACCGCCTTGGTCATACTTGTAGAGGGCATCGAGCACTGCCTCCGGGTCTTCACTGACCTGAGCCCATGTCCGATCTTTCTCGGGGAAGACCACCGGCAGGTCAGATGACGGGGTACATGTCTCGCAGGGGATTGCGTTGTCCCGAAGGTCAGACACTTGAGCCTCAATAAGACCGTACCTCTTGACCAAAGGACAGGCAGCGCCGTGGAAGACGAGAGAGACCCCGACCCGAGACAGGATGTAAGACCCGTTCTTGGTCTTGAACAACTGAAACTCGATCCATCGATCTGACCCTCGTCTCCACGAGGTGGACGACCCCAGAAGGTCTCCATCGAATTTCAGGATGCGTGAACCGTCTCGTACCTCATGCATCAGACACCTCTGTCTTGTCGTCTTTTAGAGTCATCTCTCCTACTTCGAGGATGCTTTAGTGGTAACTGCTGTTTCTAGATCCTGAACCTTCTGCTGAAGGTCGTTGATCTGCTGTGTGGCTTGAGCCTTGAGCAGCGCGATCTGAGTCTCGTAGTTGCTCGTGATCTGCCCGATGCGGTTCTGAAGTTCCTGAGCCACAAGTTCAAGAGTGGTTGTCTGGTTGTCTGGCATATCTAATCTATCTCCTTGTGTGTATGTCGCTTCATGTCGTGCTACGGATGATCCTACTCGAAAAACTACTGGCTCAGCGACTGAATCGCGTTTTCCACGGCTAGAAGTCGACTTCCGATTGTTGAGTACTCCATGCAAGATGCTGACACATACGCTCCTGAAAAGTCTGCTCCAACGACCCTGTCTATAGTCTCCTGAGCCCGATCCTTGAGCGCCTGCTGATACTGCCCAAGGATAGTGGTACCAATCGCTGGGGCCTCGGACACGACATTTGACTCTACTCTGTTGATTCCAACACTGTCGCTTGAGATGACCAGATAGCAGCAGGGAAATCCACCGCTATCAGTCTGCACCACATACTCGGCTGTAATTGCCATTGAGTCTTCCTTTCTAGAACTCTGGCTGGATAATGATCCTGCGTCGAGCAACGACTCTTGTTACTGTGTCGCTGTTGTAGTGAACTAATTTTATATTATAAGTAGTGTTTGCTGTCAGACCTGTGACACGAGTAGTCCATGATGAAGATAAGTACTGATTACCTCCGGGGTTACCGTAGGCCCACACAGCATTAGCATTATAGTCTGCAGTTGATGGCGATGAGTTTGGGACCACAATTGTTCCTGATCCAACAGTCCCTCCTGTACGCACTTGGAAAGACATTGCAGCACTATTGGCAGTGCCTGACGCACACAAAAATAAAATTGTTACAACTACACATCCGGAAGCAGGAGCAACAAAAGATCTTCCACCCGCTGTACTAGCATCTGGAGTACCAGCATATGTAGTTTGGTTGGCTGCCAAAGTTATGTCTGTTTCTGTGACATATGTGTAGACATTCATATTTGGAGCGGTGACAAGCCCAGAGATAGTTACCGTACTGGAAGAGTCTCCTACTTGAACATTTCCACCGAGAGCGTTCAACTGTAGGGCTGCTGCAGCACCGGCATTTCGAGATTGAATAACTGTCTTGCTGCCGCCACTGTCGGTACCAAATGCCAAGTTATATCCAGAAGACAGCCCAATTTGAAGAGGATGTCCAGTACTAGCAAGTGAGACGGTGGGGGTAGTTCCATAGAGACGTAGCGCACCATCTGATGCACTTAATATGAATGTAGTTTGAGGGAGAGAACTTGAGTCAAGTTTTACCGCTTCAATGGTTCCAGTGCTAATTCCGATACTTGTGTCGTTAGGGGAGAATTTAAGTCCAGTAATGATAGACCCAAAGACACCCGTGAATAACGTGCCTTCTAGTGACCCACCTCGAATAGTGGGGCTAAGAGTTGCAGATCCGTTAGATGCGCTGATACTAAACGGTGGGATATATGACTCAGTGATTTGAACAAAAGTACTTCCAGAGGCTGCAGTCTGAGGAGCCACGGATCTTTTTGAAATGACTCCACCAAATTCGATTGATGTGCTGGTAGATGCAGCGTTGGTAACTTGAAACTGAGTAGTAGTAAGACCAGTAGCAAGAACTGTAAAATTTCCAGACCATTCAGTGTAGAAGTCGTAGAAGGCGCTAATAGTCACAGAGTCACTTGCAGCAAGGCCATGCGCCGCAGACGTGGTGACAGTGACAGTGCTCCCAGACCTAGAAAATGCTGATGCGTAGACCATTGTTGGACCAGCGCCACGAAGCATATTGAATAGCCCAAACCAAGGACCAGCAGTCACCATCACATATTCGTTATTGTTGACTCTAGCAATATATGGTGGAACATTTCCAGAGAAAGATGAATAGTTAGCAAGAGAGACGCCTATAGTGAACTGAGTATCAGTATTGTTTAGTGCTACAGCCAACGTGCTACTACCTAGTTTGGGAGATGCTTTAAAAATGTAGTCAGAGGCTGAAGCGTTCATCTGAACTGATGCAGTTGTAGTGGATGGTGCGCCTGTTTGAACCACACCACCAGTGATTGTTGCAGCAGATGTGATCGTCCCAGCCAGAGACAGGTTTCCGGCAGTGCTAACTGCAAAGTTTGCACCGAGGCTGAACTGTCCGGACGCATCCATGTAGAACGGGGTATTCGCGTTGGTGAACGTCCCTGTGCCGGAGTAGATCTTGGTAGTCGCTGCTGTGTCAGTTCCGGTGATCGTGATCCTATTTGTGGCAGTCGCGTTCGTGCCGACGGTCAGAGTTCCTGCTGTAGCACCGCTCCCTACTGTGACGGTGCTCGTGAAGTTACCGGCATTGGCGTTGATCGTGCCCGAGACGGACAGAGTCGTACCATCCCAGAGGACGTAGGAGCCTGCAGTACCGACTCGAAACTTGTTGTTGAGGAACCAGTAGTTATATTCATCAAGCCTGATTCCAATGCCTGCTGGTGATCCGTTGAGTGCCGGATGAAGCCCGAGGGTAAGTTCTCGTACACGGGCGGTGCCAGATAGTCCAGTATAGGTACCGTTAGTTGCCCCAGACACCCCGGTAAAAGTGAGAGTGTTAGTTGTTTTTGCGGTGATCTCCCAAGCGCCATTCGCAAGAGCAGCGCTACCAGTGAGCCCAGCAACAATGACTGTGTCACCGACAAGGAAAGTGTGAGTTGCTGAAGTCGTCAGCACTGCCGTCTGGTTTGGAGTAGTACCAGAGATCACTGTTCCGGTGACTGTATAAGTGGACGAGTCTGGGGGGACAATCGCAACATTATCAATGGCACCGCGAATGCGTCCAATGACAGTGAGAGTTGCGAAACCGCCAGAGTCTGTCAGGCCGGGGTCGAACAGTAACTTGTCTGTGATGGAGAACAGTCCGGTGCTATCAACGTAAAAAGCAGTTGCTGCGTTTCCGTATGTTCCGGTCCCATTTGCAATGTAGATCTTGGCGTTGGCAGCGTCGAGCGTGATCGACTTCGAGGAGACAGACTTCGACTGCAGAAGGTTGGAGTTGATGTTCCAGCCGTTGGTTCCGTCTACACCGAAGAAACCATCTGTAGCATTAATCGTTCCGGTGATGGTGGCACTAGATGCAGTCAATGCTCCACCCTGCGAGACATTGAACGGAGCACTGGCAGGAGTGGCTCCTCCAGCAGAGAACGCAGTTGCCCCGGTCGACATCGTGACGAAGGTTCCGGCAGAGCCTGCAGATAAGGAACTACCACTGAGGGTGAATCCACCGATTGTTCCGGCAGTCGCTGTCAGAGTTCCAGAGATAGTTGCTCCGGTAGCACTCAGGACGCCAGTAGTCGAGTTGATCGAGGTGACAGGAGTCGATGACGCGGCGTTGTAGAAGTTGGCACCTGTGGAGTCGATCTTGACGCCCGCTGTGCTGCCGTTGCCAACGTTCGTAGAAGTTTTGAAAGTCGAGCCGGTGATCGTCGAACCCGAAGTGATATCTCCGAGGAACGAAGCGCTTCCGGTACTGGCATCAAGGTTGACTGTGATCGTGTCGACACCTGAGCCGTTACGGCTGATGAGTCGGATGCCTGCTGCGCTGAGGCCACCATCAATAACGATCCGGCTTGAGTTGTTGGCAAGAGTTCCAACCTGAATCGCCATCGAGGCGCTTAGGGTTCCGGTAGTCAGTTTCCCGACGTTGAGGTCAGAGATCGCGTTGCTGCCGAAGGGCACGGCTGTCCATGCGGTGCCGTCCCATCGGTACGGCTTGTACGCATCGTCGGTGTCAAACCAGAGGTCGTCTATTTTAAGGTCTGGGCTATCGGCAGGAGCAATGTTCTGGTAGTAGATGATGTTCTTACCGTCAGCAGTGGCCTGAGCATAACTCGTACTGTCTGAGAGATTGCTCGCCAAGACGTTAATGTCGGACAGGTTGGTTGACACCGAGTCAACAGAGTTGATCAGTGTGTCGAGCAGAGCCCGGACATCTTCTGAAAGTTTGTCATAGGTGACGGAACTGCTACCGATGTTGTCAGTACCAACCTGAGCAACGCCGAGTACAGGAGTGCTTCTACGCTCTACCTTCTTGATCCGGTTCTCAACATCGTTGAGCGTTTGTCCGATGTTCTTCTTCTCTGTCCTACGCCTGTTGGTTGCCAACGCCGTCCACCTCCGAGTCTCGCATTAGGTCAAGATCGACGGACTCTGGGATTCCGAAAGAGTCTGGCACTGTCACCTTATATCCCATGATCTTTCGGACCATGATGTTGTCCCGAGGCTCTTGACTGCTGGCAAGCCTCATCTGCATATACAGGTCATCGAATACCAGAGAGCACCAGTCTCCCGGCTTGTATGTCCCGACCTGTGGGTCTAGAGAGCCATTGACCTTTACATCAAGAGTATCGATTGGCGGAAGAGACTCCTCCAGAAAACTCTCGGCCTGCTTGTAGAGAGCCAGCGTCCCACTCTGGTCTTCCATCTGTTCAGTGGCATCGAGCAGTGGCCATCCGTCTTCCAGCATGGATGTTTTGGTGGCTCCGGCTCTGGGTTGCTCTACTCCTTCGCCACTGTTTCCACTTGCCCCGACTACCCACATGCGGGTTGCAGCCTCTTCCGCAGATTCGTCGAGACCAAAGGAACTGATATTACCGGGGTACTCGAAGACTAACTTGTCTGCTCCTAGACTCTCCAGTGTCCTTGCTTCTCCCGGTTCCAAGTCTTCAGGGATGTCGTACCCAGAGACGACGAATGTCCTTGTAAAAGATCCAGAACTCTCGTCATAGTTACAGTCAACTCGATACTCGAATCCATCAGACCCGGCGGAGACGGCCTCAAGAATCTGGCCCACACTCATCATCTCGCTCGCTGTGTAGATGGCCCTATCTGCAGTTCCACCAGAGTCGGACTCTTCCATAAATCCAAGATCGATGTCACTGTTGTAGGCGAACCCACCATAGGTAGCCGCATAGACGCGAGGACCGAGAGTTACAGTACCGCCACTGCTGACATTCACCATATTTGTTCGTGTGATCGTCTCATCGTTAGCAGTATTGATATCTGTGTAGGTGATGTTAGAGACGCATCGTACATATGCGGTGGGGGCTACTGACTTACCAAGTGTCTTATCTGATTGAGGATATTTGTTGTGAAACAAAACAGGCCATTTAAAACTCAATGAAGTACTGGTTGAAATGATCGCTGTAGTTGCATCTCTGATGGTAATCGTGTTGCTTGAGATTGATGTTATGACTGAGTCTACTCCTGCTGCTTGAACTGACATTCCTACTTTAATGCCAGTAACGTTCGCAAGAGTGATAGTCGGAGATGCAGAAGGAGTACTTCCTGATGTGAGTTTTGTGACTGAAGTAGCCGCCGCTGTAGTTGGTTTATCGATGGTCACTGTTGTTCCGACTCTTGACACTACCTTTGCATCGGTAGGCATCCCACTCCCCGCTTCGACAAACATTCCAGCAATGATTCCCGAGCCATCATCTACTACTATTGACGTAGAGTTTTTTGTCCAAGAACCTACTCGGCTGACTGTTGACTGCTTTCTGAACGTGATCTTGTTGCTTGCAACAGTGTCGATAATGAATTCAACGCCACCAAATTGATTATTGTTAGATGCGCTTCCATAGTTGTAAATTTGAATGCTTTCTCCGGCAACCATTCTGTGGACACCATCAGTAGTCAGTGTGACTACACCGCCCTTACAGCGCACACCAAGAATATTGAACTGCCTACTGATCGTGTAGGTGACCTGTGTTGGTACAGGCGTGACACTGGCAATTGTGTACTCTCCGTTAAAGCACGGGATGAGTCCCTCTACCTTGATGTCAGCCCCTTTCTGGTATGTGTGAGCAGTGTCGACTGCAAGAGTGACTGTCCAGACTCCCGCGCTATAGACAAGTCCGTTGTGGGTGACATTCCTCTGCAGGTACCAACCAGTGTCGGAGCCTCCGGGGTTGTTGTGTCTGTAGGTAAGAATGTTGACATCAGGAACAGTTCTAATCGTTTCTACACTGTCAAAGATCTGAAAATCTGTCGTGAGTTGAGGGGTCGGAGTATTGACATCAACAATTACCTCGTCCCCTATTGCTGCACTGTGCGCTGCGTCTAAGGTCAACGTCACGTCTGTGTATCTTTTGTTCGGGACAGTAGATGTGTCCTTAAATGATTTTGCGCTGAATCCTGTAATTCCGTAAGTTCGATAGCCAGCCTCTGTCGTCATTGCTGCGTCAGAGAGCGCTGTACCGGACGAGTTTGCTGCATTGGAGTACTCGAAGGACAGCCCGGATCGAACCGAGGTAACAGTCTGCGTATCGGTACCATCAAAATCATCACTGAGGTCTTTGACAATTACTTCTTGTCCGGGAATTAGTTCGTGTGGTGTGTCAGTAACCAGACGTGCAATCTTGTTGAGACGCTCACTCTGGATGATTGACAGCACTCTATTCTTGCCCGGAATTGCGGGCTCTACTCTTGCGATCAAGAGGCCAGCAAAGTCACTTGCCATGTAGTTGAGCAGTGTCCTGACAAACGTGTAGTTGTCAGTCACCTTCTGGAACCTAGTTGCCGTTGTAGTGGTACTAGCAGTATCAGCAATATCAGATGTGTCAAGAATAAATGAAGTATCAGAGACAATAGATACGACTGTAAAGACACCTTCAAGGTCTGGATTGAGGGTGGCGATTCCGGAGATGAGAACATTATCTCTGTCGTTAAGGTTGTGAGGAAGTCCCCCTCGTGTGGTCACAGTCATCTGTCCGCTGGTGATACTGAAAGAGTCAATAAGAATGCGATCTGACGAAGTGAACATTCTGGTGAGCGTCTTCCACACGAAGCGGTGGTAGAAGTAACTGGGGAACTCCGCACCACTGATGCTGAGAGTTCTGCCTAGAGGATCGTACGAGCGAGACCAGATGATCCCGCCCCAGACGCAGACTCCGTTGCGAACGACGTAGAGAGCAGTCCGTCCCGGCATGGTGTTGTCGTAAAGATTGAGATGGTCGTTGGCTGCGATGACTTGAACGCTGCCGCTGAACTCACCGGCTCGACGCACGGCTCTACCCCAGTTAACGGATGAGAATGGGATCTCAGCGAGGGTCACATTCGTCAGCAGATCAACTGTGTAGTACCTATAGTCAACTCTATCAATCATGTCAATTCATCCTCGTCATGTCTCGTGTGTCGAGTCTAGCCTAGGACAGCCAGCCAGATCGGTACTTGATCTGGACGACAGCAGTTGAAGACGAGTTTCCATCATCAATGATTGTGAGCGAGTTCGGGCCGGGAGCAAGTGTCACCCAGTCTGTAATTGCCTCGATCTTGGATCGACCATTGGTGCCTGAATTGATTGATGCGGATCGCTGGAAAGTGTCGATAGACAGCACGTCTGGAATAGACACGATAGATCCCGAAGCATCCTGCTCACTGATCGAGGAGATCGTTGCGTTACCACCCTTGGCCGTGGTGGTGATGGCGTTGGTGTTGGTGACAGTGCCTCGTGTAGTTAAGTTTTTTGCAATGTCAGCAAGATTGGCACTGGCTGCAGTCAAAGAGGGAACAGTCTGGGGAGTAGTGGACATGTTCACACCAAACCATGTCTGATACTTGGGGCTTGTTCCAGTAGTAGTAGTTTTTATATATGTAAAGTTGTTTGGTCCAGTTTTTATAATAGTATGTAAGCCTTGTAAATAGGGTGCTGCTCTAGCAGCAGTTTTTGCTGCAAGAATGACGATGTCACTTGTGTTAAATGAGTGACCTGCTGCTGTGACTGTAACAAGAGCCTGAGTATTGCTGAGTTTTTTGACTGTCATTGCTGTGACTGTGATGAGTCTTGAGGTTACGTCATAAGAGATCGAATTAGTGGCATTGTTTACTGCCACTACTGTCTCAGAGGCAGCATCAAAAGGTCGTCCGCACCCAGTGATTGCGAACGAATCGCCTACTCTGTACCCATGAGGCTCTGTTGTGTAAATCGTGCAGCGAGAACCGACTCTCTTAAACTCGACCCTTTTTACTAATTTAGTGCGAGTCGTGGGGTATGTGAACGTGGTAGATGTGGGTATGGCAATTTCTACGGAGTCAATGTTGACTGACCCATCGACGTTTCGTACTGTCACGACTTCCGTGGCCAAGAATCCGTGAGCAGCCGATGTAGTGATGGTAGCCACTGGAGGGTCGGCGGCACTGAGAGCGTATGAACTCACTGTCGCGGTCTTTGCCAGAGACTTTGTGTAACTGATCTGATTAGACGCTGGCTTGTAGACAACCGTCACTGGAATGTCAATAGTTACTGCGGTAGCCGACAGTGCCCCAGTAAGGTTGGCAGACAGTGTGGCAACGTTCAGGACAAGCGCCGTGATGATGGTTCCAGTAGGAATGTTTGTGCCGCGAATCCCGTACCCTACGGCTACCCCAGTGGCGCTTGCCAGCGTGACAGTGTTGGTTGCGCTAGTCCCCGTTGCAGTGGTCGAAATAGTAGAACCATTGAAGTCTGAATCGACACCGTAGACGAAGATCTGCTGGCCGACAACAATGTCATTCGGCACATCCGTAGTGAGCGTAGCAAGACTCCCAGTCAAACTTTTTCTAATTACGGTATATGTAGATGACCCATTCAGGGGCTCGATGATGTTGAGGGTCTCTCCGGTCTGACTGTTCGCAATCGAGAGAGTGCCGACAGTCGGACCAGTAACTACGAGTTCCATGCCAACGTTCAAGTTGCCTGTGTTAACCAAAGTCTTGGTCGCAGACGCTCCAACGGACGGGAACTTAGCCTGTTCCTTTCCATCAAACCTGTCAGACCACTGGTACTTGACCGGGTCAGCAGCAGAGAGTCCTATGTTGAAGTCGAGCCGACCGCGAGCATTCACGTTGGCAATGTCTGGCTGTCCGCTAAGTCGGACGAACGCTGCCTTAACGATGTCTCCCAGACGGACTGTCCCAGTGACTGCCTTCGATGAGTAGTTGTTCTTTGAGATGTAGCAAGTGAAGGATGTTGAGTCTGGCACTGACGTGACAACAGAGGTACCTGCGAAGTGAGGAAGCAAGATTGTCACCGAGGTAGAAGTTGCAATGGTAGCGGTAGTGGCTGCTGACAAAGTCAAAGTGTTGCTACTGATTGCGGTGACAGTGGTTCCTGTAGGAATGCTCGTTCCACTGATGCCGCATCCGACGAGGATTCCAGCAGCGCTCGTGAGCACCATTGAGGTTCCGGCTGGAGTACTACCGGAGGTAGTGGCGGAGAAGGTGACGTTGGAGATCTCAACGGTTTCACCTACTGAGTACCCATGAGCAGCGGAAGTAGTGATCGTTGCTAGTCCATCAGTAAGGGCAACGTTGCTCACTGCGACTGTCGCAGTTCCGGCCTGACGCTCTACTGCTTTCAGCCATGCACCCTTGTAGACAAGATCGACGGCCTCAACTAGACGCTCTCGGGCTGCTGGAACGTAGGAGGGATCCTTGGTAAGGATTGACCCAGACAGAGCCAACTGTCGGGCAAGCCTACGACCACTGGCGTCATAAGAGCCGTCACCGAATGCTTTATCTACTTGAGGAAAGTCCGAGTCAGCCCCGGTCCACCAGCCTTCAATGTCAGTTGCTACCCAGACGTTTCCGCTGCTGTCGATGGTATTGAGGACTAGACGGGTACGAGCAGCGCCTGAGAGACCGGGGTACGTTCCATTGGCCGAAGTACTGGTGACAGTGAAGGTGAAGGTAGTGCTGGTGACTGACGTGATCGTCCACGTTCCATTGGCGATGGCAGTGTTCCCATCGAGATGGGAGACGAGGACCGTGCGTCCGGGCAGGAAGCCATGAGCATCGCTGGTGGTGGCTGTGACGGTAGTTCCGGAGACGACAACCTGATTGATCACATGAGTGGCACCGTCAACGATCACATCGCCGAGCAACTTCATGCCCGTGATGGTTGGCTCCGGCATCGGAGTCAGACCCTTGCGGACGTTGAAGTTCTCGCTTGCCTGATATGAGGCAGTGATGTTTTCGGTCGTCATTATGCAGCGCCCTTCCGCATCTGAAGTCTAATCTGTCGTGATACCTGAGCAGCCAACTCACGCTCATCCATACCGGCTGACGGGTAGACGTTGATGGTCATACCACCGCCCCCACCAGACAGCATATTAATCATTGCCTTGTCTCGCTTTGAGAGGCCGTCTGGGTCTAGAGGCTCGACGCGCTCTCGCTTTCCAGCCTCAGCCAGCAAGGCCAACGTACCTCCGCTGCTTGGACTTACTACTCCACCCTTGGCTAGGAAGGTGGGCAAATCTGGCGTATTCAGAACCCATCCACCAACTTTGAAGTCTCCACCCGGAAGCGGTCCATTCCAGTCACCATCAAAAGATGGGAAAGTGAAATTTAGATTATTCCAGAATCTAATAATTCCATTGATTGATTCTTTGAATGCGGTTGTGAATCCATTCCACATCCCAACAGCAGCAGTAGCAATCCTCGCTGGTAGACCAAGAACTCCATTGACAATGTCAGTGAACTTTCCGCTGATCGTAGTCCAGACGCTACTAAGAGTGCTAGTTAGTCCATTCCAGATTCCAGATGCAGCACTTGCAATTTTTGCGGGGAGCCCAGTGATTGCTGGGATGAGAGTATTCGTGAAGAATCCGGTGACTGTACTCCAAGCGGTGACTAACTTATCCTTGAGCCACGTCCAGACGGCTTCAGCGAGAGTGGCAAACTTTCCGGGGATTGCTTTGATGAAGTTCCAGATAGTGGAGTAAAAGTTAGTGACGGCATTCCAATACCATTTAATTCCAGTAAGTATGAACTCCCAAGCCTTGGACCCGAGTTCAACTAACTTTCCGGGGATTGCTTTGATGAAGTTCCAGATCGTTCCGTAGAACGTCGTTACCAAGTTCCAGTACCATTTGAGCCCGTTAATCAGGAACTCCCAAGCCTTGGAACCCAACTCTACGAGTTTACCGGGGATCGCTTTAATGAAGTTCCAGATCGTTCCGTAGAAGGTAGTGACAACCTTCCAGTAGAACTTCAAGCCAATGATCAAAAACTCCCAAGCCTTCTTTCCAATCTTGGCAAGCATTTCAGGAATCTTAGAAAGAAAGTTTGGAATTGTCGTGGTGAAGAAGCCAATGATACTATTCCATGTATCAGTGAGGCCGGTCTTGAATCCTTCCCAGATTCCGCTGAAGTCGATAGAGGGAAGACCACCAGTAAAGATTCCCGTAAACGCTTCAGCAAATCCCGCAGCAATTTCTGGCCCTGCTTCTGCAAATGCCTTGATGATTTCGGGGACTGCCTCAGTGAGAGCCGTGATGATCTCAGGTACTGCCTTAACTAGCGCTTCAATGATCTGAGGTACTGCCTTAACTAGCGCCATGATGATTTGAGGTACTGCCTTGACTAGCGCCACAATGATCTTCGGGATGGCCTTGAGCAGAGCGATGATGATCTGCGGAATCGCCTTGAGAAGTGCCACAATCACCTGAGGAATCGCGGTGAGTAGCGCAACGATGATCTGTGGGATGGCTGCAGCCAATGCCACGATCACCTGAGGAATCGCCTCGGCTAGTGCAGTGATGATCTTCGGAATCGCCTCAGCGAGAGAAGTAACGATCTTCGGAATCGCCTCAGCCAGTGCGGTAATGACTGCTGGTAGCGCAGCAACCAGCGCGCCGATCAAAGCAGGAACTAACTTGACTACTGCGTCAATGATCTTAGGGACTAGCGCTACAAGAGTCGAGATTACCTTAGGTAGCGCAGATAGAAGTCCAGTGATTACCTTTGGAAGCATGGTCGCAACAAAGTCAAGAACCTTGGGGAGCATAGTCCCAATGGCGTCGATCACTACTGGAATGGCTGCAACAATTGCATTTAGTACGCTAGGCAGTGCGTCAATCAAAGACTGAATGACAACGGGAAAGGCAGCAGCAATTTTTTCAATTACACCGGGGAGTTGCTTACCGAGTTCAGTAATTAGACCCGGAAGTTTGTTGACGAACTCTGTTACCTTGTTTCCAAGTTCCTTGATCTGATCTGCGCCCATCATCAGCAGACCACCAACTAGCATTCCGATTAGACCACCACCGATAGCAAGACCCTTACCGATTCCCTTAAGTGACTTGCCCATCTTTCCGGCGGCACCGTTACTCTTATGCATTGATCTATTGAGAGAATCGACCTTAGCCTTGGCTTTACCGATCCCACCTCTAGCAGCAGTTGATGCTCTGTCTAGTCCGTGGAATGACCTAGATGTCTTTTTGGTCTCTCTATCGAGATGCCCTAGGCCCTTAGCCTTGGCTTCTTCTACCTTGCGCTGGTGCTCAAGTTCTTTGCGTAGGCTCTTTGATTCTTTATTTAGGAGACCGAATCCACTACCTAGTTTCTTAACAGCACTGAGAACTCTGAGAGGCCCGCCAACCATTGTCATGAAGACTTTCTTGCCGATCTTCCACAGAAGAAGAAGTGCAAGAACTACACCATGAACTGCGCCACCCCAGATAATGATCTTCTGAACAATGCTGTTACCAAATACAACTAGCAGAATATCTGCTGCCTTATTTAGGACTCCAAAGAACATTTCAATTGACTTGGAGTCCACAAAGTAACTAAGAATAGTTGCAATCTTATTTACAAGTTCGCCAATCTTTGCACCTAGATCTCCACCAGACATTTTTTCTAGCGCTGCGAATACTTGATCAATAGCGCCACCACTTTTGGAAATCGTAGAGAAGAAGGTACCAACTCCCTTGTTGTTTCCCAACTTCAAGAAGCCTTCGGCTATTGTCGTAACAGCCTGCCCCATCGGGATTAGGTTATTAGCAGCATCCAAGAAGAACTGCTGTAGAGACCCATCTCCAGAAACTTTTTTGACGAAGTTCTCAAACTTTTTTGTTGCTGTCTCTAGTGTATTAAGTAGAAGTTCGCCACCGCTCCCCGGTCCAGAAGCAGCAACAGCGATATCTTTGAATGCTCGAAATAAGTTTCCAAAAATTCGTCCAAGTTGTCTGGCAACTCTTCCTGCCTCCTTCATTATGTCATTGAGTTTTTTATGGCCTTTTTCAGTTCGAAGAGTGGCTTTCCAACCGCCGGTCATCGTAGCAATCCATGCTCCGAAGTCTTCAGCCAGAGGAATTGCTGCTCGGGACAACTCAAGCATGATCGAGTAAAGGTTGCCTACCGTAGTTCCCATATTTCCAATGAGTTTGTCATTAGAAGACCAGATTGCCTTGAGGTTGTTCATATTGCGTGCTTCGGTGATCGTGCCAGATAGTTGAACAGCAACATCTCCAAGGACGCCACCAGTGGCTTCAAGCATGTCTTCAAGATCTGGGAATAGATTTTTAACTAGATTACCAATAGCAGTTTCAAGGCTAGGAAAAAGTTTTCTTCCAGCAGCAGCCTTAAGTTTTTTTAGTTCTCCTTGGATACCTATTAAGTAATTGACAAAGTGTCTGGCCTCGGGAGACAACTTTGCCATAGCCTTCTCAAAGGCACTAAGACCTCCAGAAGCCGCATCTGCGGCATCTCCAGTCTTCTTCATGGCCTCGGCTAGGGCTTCTTCTGCATCAACAATCGCTCGTGCTGAGTCACGGCGGGCGCGTTCTGCATCGATAATTGACTGCTGAAACTCGTTGTATGCATCTGCTTCGTCACGCTTGGCGCTCTGGACTTCTTCTGCAGCGTTTGCAATGTCCTCAGCACCTGCTGAGCCAGCCTTGTTGGCCTCGTCCTGCGACTGCTTCAGGTCTTGGTTGCGGTCAATGGCACGTCGGTAATTGAGATCGGCTTCCTTGTACGCCAACTCTGCTTCTTGACGAGCCTTGCTGTCTGGGGGAAGGCTTTGGACTGCAGCCAACTGTGTCCGGGCATCTTCCAAGTCCTGCGCGGCTCGTTGCTCGGCTAGAGCAGCATCCTCAGCGTCGAATCCAAGTTGCTGTGTATCTTCAGCCGCTTGCTTTTGTACTTTCTGGAGGTTCTCAATAGCCTTCTGGGTACTGACGACAGCATCTTGGTAGTTACGCCAAGAGCGAGCCACGGTCTGTTGAGAACGCTCTTCAGTTTCAGCGGCTTGTTCAATGGTCTGAGCCAGTCTTTTGCGCGCATCTGAGATTCGTTTAGTGTTGTCTACTGCTGTCTTTGCTTTTTTACTTCCTCCATCATTAAGTCCTGCAGATAAAGCAGCACCAACACCAGCAAAGGCTAACTTGAGAACACCAGCACCTTGAATCAACGCTCCAAAAATGTTACCTAGAGCCAGCAAGGCCGGACCAGCAGTGGCAGCCTGTGCCGCTAGTGCTGCAAGACCAGCGCCTGCAGCAGCAATTGCAGAAGCAGCCCCAGCGATCAGGGGGCCTACAGCCATGCCAGCAGTGGCTAGGCTAGAGAATGCCTTACTGGCATCCATTGCCTCTTTTTCAAACTTCTTAAATGTATTATTCCTACCGCTACCACGGTTGAAGCCATTGCTAAAGGACTTACCGGCTCGCTGACCGGCTCTACCGCCTGCTTGGTCTGCTCCGTCGAATGCCTTCTCGATGTCTCTTTTGACACCCGTAGTAATGGCGCGAACGATAATATGTGCTTCGCCAACTACAGCCACGCGCCACCACCTCCAGCCTATTAACCTCCAGCCTATTATTCTAGTTCATAGGAGAATCTAGGATTTTGCCGAATGGAAGCGTCATGTCCGAGTTGAAGTCTGTTGGCGGGACGTAACGCTTCGGTTTTGTCGTTTCCGGCTTGGCTGTCGCTTCTAAGTGTTTTGTGGGATCAAACGGTATTACTCCAGATTCTGAATTGTTGACGAACCCATCATCTGTATCGAAGTCAAACGATCCAGTACTGCTTCCATTCTATTGTAGCGCATACTTGTATCTTCTATCATACATAGTATCGTACAAAGTAGTTCTGAGTTGACTCTTCGCCTCGGCATGCTCAGAAGACTCTGCTTGTAGATCTTCCTCAAACATATAATGAAGTACATCAAGCATGTCTGAGCACTCCATACCGCTGAGTTGGAGCCCGTGCATCAGTGCCCTACCGTTGATGTAGGGCCAGATGTCTATTGCCCATTCGAGGAGGGCGCGGGCTCCTGAGTAGGGCGGTCCGTGTACGCCTCCACCAGCCAAGCCGTGATTTCACCAAGAGTCTCGACTGTGACGATTCTGTCAGGATCTTCAAGAAGAACCTCAAAGCGCTCGTAACTTTCTGGCTGAAGGGTCTTGGAGAAGAAGGTAGTGATGATGTTGGCTACCGTAGCGCCATCATCAGACTCCGAATCTGAGACCATCTTGAGTAGAGCCGAACCCTGAATAGCGGGACGGCAGTGAAACTCTTCTTCGTACAACTTGAAAGAAAGAGGAGTCTTGTCAACATCTCCTGCGCCAAAGTCCTTGAATCTAGTCATTCTTTATCCAGTCTGTGATGTAGGTGTAGGTACGTCGGTACTGAGTTAGTGTATCAATTTGTAGTCTTAGAAGACGTACTTAAGGTTGTCGCTCAAGTACTTGTTAGCCTTGGTTCCGGGGTGCATGACGACATGAGCAAATACAGTCCTGCCTCTGGACTGGAACTTCAGCATCTTTGCCCTATTAGGAGTGATCATGTGGGGCCTACTACCCTCATGATGGAGCAGGGCGTAATTCAGTTCTGACCCAATCCATAGGTATTGACCACGGCTGTCTCGAAGATGCCTCATATGGATAGAAGCCCTAAGTGCTCCAGTCCGAACTCCTACTTGACGTTTGGCCAGCGCAGTGACAAGTTTTCCTCTACTAGATAGGTACTTACCAACATCTCCATTTGGATTGGTCAGCATATAGTCCATAGAAGGATAGAACGTTACATTAGCCATTACGGCACCGCCGATGTCATTGTGAGCATTACGGACTGGAAGCCACCCTCAGCGGGTGGAGTCTCTACGGTTGCAATTACACCGAGTCCGTACGAGGTCTGATCCCATGTGTCGAGAAGTCGAACACTCTCTAATAGGATCCATGCGTCATACGCAGCCATAAGAGAGCCATTTTGAATACGCTCCGCAGATGGTGCTCGGCCACCCGGCCCAACTACGGGGATACATCGAGACACCAAGATGTTGATCGTGGCGCTTCGAGGATCAGAGCATCGACGAGGCTCGACTGCCTCATCGCCGGGAGATCCGATGTACATCTGCATGAACGTGACTACGATCTGCTCGCAGTCCACGACAGGCTGACCAACGGTCCAGTACTGACGATCTGGAATGGGCATGCTATACGACTGATATGTCTGGACTACCTTGTCCAGTACGTTCTGGAGATGATCTGCTAAATGGTAAGCGTCTTCGTCAATACCAGCAATGTTGTCTAATGGCATCATTCACCTCACGGCGTGTAGATTGCTTCGACCGGCTCGGCCAACTGAATCTCAATGTTACCCGAATACAACTCGACAACCTCGGGAATTGCTGGATTGGCGAGGCTTGGCCTACTCGCGTAAAGGGTATATGTTCCGGGGTCACGAAGCACAAGGATAGTTTTGGTCTCAAGATACGCCGCTGAGATCGTGACAGTGTCTCCAACTTGGTCGATAACTGGCGCAGTTGCAAGTGTCCCAGTGATAGTACCCGGCCAGTTTGATACAACTACTGAGTATGTCCATTGATTATTTGCAAAGATCTCGTCAGCATCGATGTCTAGCATCGGGATCTCAATGGACCCACCAGTTTTCTTCACTGCAAGGTCATAGAGAGACGTAGCGAGAACCTTGTCCCGTGGGATCTGACGACGACCACGAGGCAGGTCAGGAGAGAAGACACGAGATCGTGTGCGAGCATTGTCTGGGTTGGCAGCCTTAAGGAACAAGTCAATGGCGTATACACCAGTTCTCATGTCTGCGATGAAGTCTTGCGAGTCTAGGACTGTGTAACTCACGCCCTGACGAGCAACGCTAGTCACACGCTGAGGAAGAGAGCATGACTCGTCGCCTTCATACATCTTGACAAGTTCGATAGCAAGCATCTTGGCTGCAGCCTTCCCAGCAAAGGGAGGCGGGGTTCCGTAGGTATAGGTCACTTCGACGTTAGAGGTAGACCACTGAGCATTAGGGGCTGCTTGAATCTGCGAGTGATCCGCAAGGTAGTACTGGGTCTCTGGAATGATGGTCCCGTTCCAGTCACGCAGGGTGTGGATCTTGATGACCCTGCGCCCACGAAGGCGCACTCGAAATCGAGTCGAGTTTTCGTTATAGAAGAACCCATCAGAAAAGTCCGTGTCAGATGTGTTCTGAAGATTGACAATTTCTCCGTTGACAAGAGTTGGAAAATAACTGAACCGTTGACCAGAAGCATTTCGAAAGCCACGGACGGGGGCGACATACCTCTCGGTTACAGTCGAAGTTCCATTGAACTTGCGCCCAGACATGGCCCAAAGCATATATGAGGATGTCTTGACAGCGTCGTAGGCGTAGTCAGACGTGGCATAGACGCCGAGGTCTTCGACGTTCACCCAGAGGTTCGTCATGACTTCTCCTCGCTTCTAACTGATACGAGCGGCGTGCGACGTGTTCACACACGCGCGCACGCCGCTCGTTCTCAGAATGTTGACTAGCCTGCAGTCGAGCCGACGATGGTGTCGATAGCCAGATCCGCATTGTAGTTGATGCTTCCGGGGACGTTGAAGGCGTCCTGAATCGTACCTGTTGACGTGGTGGACGTGACGTTGTCCGCAACTCGGGTGTAGGTAAGAGTAGTTGCAGTAGGAACACTCGCGACGGCGTAGGAGCCATCGAACGGGCTTCCGACTCCAGTGACGTAGATATCCCGACCAACGGTGAAGTTGTGTGCAGCCGATGTAGTGATGGTTGCCACGTTGCTCGTGAGAGCCTTGTTCGAGACATTCGCGAGGGTGGTGCCAGCAGTGAGACTGGACACCGCGCTGTAGCCGGGGCCGCGAGTTGCGGTTCCAGTAGTGGCAGTGCTGGTCACGGTTGCGCCAACCTTGCTGTAGGTGAAGGTGTTGGTCGTGGTCGAGTTGATGGTGTAGGTACCATCAAACGGACTACCAAGGCTTGCCACTGTGACGGTCTGCCCGGTAAGGAAGCCGTGGGAAGCCGAAGTAGTGATGGTGGCGATGTCAGTTGCAAGAGCCTTGGTGGTGACTGTGGCAGTCGATACTGGGTACCACTGGTAGAAGCCCTTGAGGCCGGTGGGTGCCCATGAAGTGCGAGCGTAGGAGTAGGGACGCTCTGCAGCGACTGGCCACTCCCAGCGGCCATCCGGACCGATGCCGAATGCGGCGTTTCCAAGACCGTAGCCCTCGAAGGTGCTCGCGAGCATGCCGTTCTCAATGACGCGGTCGCCAGACTGGCGTAGACGGACGTAGGGGAAGACCCAGTAGAAGTAGGGAAGAGTGGCAGCGCGCTTGCCGTCCTTGACGGCGAACGACCACACCTCGACGCAAACACCATTGCCTGCAGGGTCGTCACCGACGCCGGGGGCAGCCCAACCAACACTGGTTTCAACGCTGCTCACCGTCTTGCGGAGGAGCAGACCGCCTGAGATTAGGCTGGTCATCTCGGGGTCAGGCTCACAGATGGCAAGTTCCATCGTGATGCGCTTGAGGGTGTCGGGAGCCTTGTACGAGACGCAGATGACACCGTTGGCCGACTTCTCCGTGATTTCGTCGCCCTCTTCGTACTCAGGGGTAAACGACACGCGCATGAAGGCGGAGGTAGTGTAGGAGTCCATGACCCCAGTGAGCAGGTTTCCTGCGGCGTCGAGCCGGGTGACCCGGATGGACACGCCCTGAACGCTCGCCGCGTAGTCCTGAGTAGCCATTCGTATTTCTCCTTAGGTGACGCTCTCGTAGGGCTTATTCTACAAGAACTACTAGACAGTGACTTTAACGGCGTACGTCATTGAAGGATCAAAGTAGATCGCAGCCGGTCGCACAGCCTTGATCCGAAGGTTGTTCTGGTTGGCGGTTACGTCATAGCCCTGAGCGATGTTGTCATTGACAACAGTAGACTCTCCTAGTAGAACACCAACATTGGAACTTGAATAGATCCACTTGGTTGTATTAGATCCAAGCATCTGAGCACTGCCATATGGTGATACAGCAGTAGTACTGACGTTGGTGCCCGTACTTGCGTAGTCAAACTCAGTGCTATTTGTTATAGCAGAAACAGTGAAACTGCCATTAAACGTGGAATCAACACCTGAAACCTGAACGGTATCTCCCACTGATAGGTAGTGAGGAGTTGTGGTCGTTATATGCGCCAAGTTTCCGCCAGTACGACGCTTGAAACTGACACGAGCAATGGGACCATCTCCGGTGTATCCGGAGCCAATAGAAGTAGTAGTCCCATTCATGGTCTCAATGTGGAAATGTCCGGGGTCATCTTCGACGCGCATGAGAAGCCACTGGGAGCCAAGGGCTGCAGCAACGTCTCGGGTCAGGTGGATGAGCCCCTGCTCCCCTGTGGGAGAGGCAGCCAAGGCGTACTCAAGCATTGCTAGCCCGGTGGCAACACTTACCGCCGTGCCCGGAGTGGCTGATGCCATCGTCGTAACACCACTCATGGCCAAGTAGTTGTTGGTGTTGTTCTCGCCTCGGGCGGTATACCCGTTCATCAACTCAGCCTCAACGCCCTTCTGCGTAGCGGCGTTGAGTTGCTTGAGGACGCGGGCGAATCGATCTTCGTTATTAGCGGCAAACGTTGAGTGGTAGTCCTCGACTTCGATGTAGAAAGACTCTACTTCTAAGAATCGAGCAAGCCCAGTGCCATCAAACATTGTCTTTGAGACGGTTCCATTTTGCTGAACAAGTCGAAGCGTGGGGCGAGAATCAAACTCGAATGAAAACCCGCGAACCCACTGCTCGTCTGGAACCTTGCTCTCAGACACCTGTGCGGCGCTGAAGAGTCCGAATTCGGTAGGACGAAGTTCTAGTGCTGGGTAGATACCCTTGAACACCATTTCGCTTACTCTCCTTCAGATCTCTTCAGCGCCGCCAGATGACTGCTTAGTGCTTACTGCCTACAGTTCGATGGCAGCGGCGGTGGCACCACCAGTGGTGTCGCGGAGGGCAGCAGCCGCACCGTTCACCGAGATGGTTGAGGTCACCTTGAGCGACTCCACGCCAACCTTTGCGATGCCCTCGAAGGTCTCGATGAACATCTTGTAGTCGTTCGTGCCGACGAGGGTCGAGTCACGGATGATACCGACATCGAGCGTACCGCCGTCGAGGAACAGGAAGGTGCCCTCGGCGAAAATGTACCAGACGAAGGTGTCACCGAACTCAACCATCGCGGCTGCGCTCTGAGCACCAAACACGTCGCCGTCAATCGTCCAAGTGATCAGGACGTTGCGAGCGCGAAGGTAACCCTCGATCTCGGCCTCGGAGGCGGCAAGGGTGCCGTCACCGGGCATGGCCAGAGCAAGGTCAGCCTGAATCGCGTCCTTCACCCACGCGGGGGCAATAACGCGAAGTGGGGCATTAGGGTCGAGACGGTGACGCGAGCGGTAGCCCGCACTGGCACGACCAACCTGAACTAGGAAGTCGCGAGCAACACCGATGAGGCTGGTGCTCGTGATGGCGGTTGAGCCAGCGCCGATCTTGCTCATGAGGTACTGCTCAGCCTCACGAGCGTGCTGGATCAGGGCCAGTTCGTTGTGACGAGCAACCAACTCGGGGTAGGCGCGGGTCACGAGGTTACCGAACTGCAACTGCAGGGTGACGGCGTCGGTTGCGACGGTCGTCTCCGTAGCGGCAGCAACGGTGAGGCTGGTCTTCGACGCTGGGCTGGGGCTGGTGGCTGCGTCATTGGCAGCGGTCCAGACGCCAACGGCGTTGTCGTAGTCCGACAGAACCGGGGGAACGATGTAGCGGATACCGCCACGGTCGGCTTGGAATCGCGGAAGCGAGTCCCGAACCGGACGAACGGTGCTACCGAACGCGAAGATGTCGTAGCGGACCTCGAACGGGGTCGAGTGGCCACCGGAAGCAACAAGGGCTTCGACACCCTTGATCTTCGCGTTGTTCGACTCGGTGTCAGCAGTGAGCGTGCGCTCCTGCGGGTAGGAGGTGATGAGCGAGGCCACGATGTGCTGGTCGCCGTCACCACCCTTGATGTTACGGAGGCCGTGGAGACGACGAACCATCGCCTCGGAGACCTCAGTCATGTCGGACAAGGGGCTGCCAGCCGTGTAGCCCGGAATGTCAGCGCCAGCCGTGATCGCCACGACAGCCGATGAATCAGGGGTGGGACGGCGGTCAGCCGGAACCTCAGGGGTGAGGTCTGCATTCTCAGCAGCGGCGGTCACGGGTGCCTCCATAGTTTCTGGCGCGGTCTGCGCCTCAGTGTTGTCTGATGTTTCTGAAGCAGCCTCGGCCCCATCCTCAACGAGGACTGCGGCTTCGGCTTCTGGGGCGGCTTCGGTCGAGAGTTCAGCAGCACTCTCTGCATCGGCTGACGCTTCGGCGGGTGCGGCCTTCTTCTTGGCCTCACCATCCATGTTCTCTTCCTCTGACTCGTCTCCCTCGGCGGGAGCCTCGACTGGTGCCTTCTCCTCGGGAGCGGCAGGAGCCTCTCCCTCAGGGGCCTCGGCGGCGGGAGTCTCAACAACCTCTGAGACTGTGTCCTCCACGACCTCGTCGGTCATGTTACCGGCCTCGGTCTCGGCCTCGCCCTCGGTCGAGCCGTGAACGCGAGAGGCAGCCTCTGCGGCAACCTGAACGAGTTCGACGGCAGCGGCCTCGCGGCGCTTGACCTCGGTACGCACTGTGTCGAGCATGTCGGCAAGAGAAGTCATCGCGTCAACTGTCTGCGGAGTCGGCTCTTCCTTCTCGACCGTTTCGAATTCGTTGATGATCTCACTCTGAAGTTCGGTGACCTGATCGTCACTAAGTTCAGGCAGTGAGTCCATCATCTGCTTGATTCGGTCCACTGTCCCTCCTCCGGGGCAGTCAGTGGCGAACAGAGCGTTCGCCATTCGATGATCAGTCGAGGCTGAGGGACTCCAGCCGCATAACTGTGCGGAGGCACTCCACCTGATACTGAATGATACATTATTTGTGGGCTATTTAGTTGTCTATCTGTTGCAGTTGAATGATTCTATGTGAGCAAACGCAGGAGCGTTGACATTTCGCTTGAGATCTGCGCTTGATTCATGTACAGACCGCCAGACTTGAACTCCCTAAGAGTGGTAGTGGCCTTGGCAGAATCCTTCTTGCCAATCTTTCCCTCAACCCGCTTGATCATCTCTTCCATGAGACTCTTCAGCGCTGGAGGGACATCGCTATAGCGAATCTTTGCGTTGTCGTCTCCAAATGCAAAAGGAAGATTAGAAATTACTTTTCCAAGTTCAGCAGCACTAGATCGGACATTCTCTAGTGAAGTTGCGTTTAGCGCTCCAGAGTCAAGACGATCAATAATGCTTAGAAGATCACCAGATGCCTCTACAGCGCCTGTGTAGTTTCCTGCAAAGTCAAGGTTCTCGACCTGAGCGATCTTGGCAAGTGCATCCTGATTTCCAGACGTTCCTAGATCCTGCTTGATCCGTGCCAGCACCTGACGAAATCGCCCGCGAGCATCTCGTGGCTGTGTCTCAGCGGTGTACTTGAGCGCCTCTGCTGGGGTCATTCTCTCAGCAGGGGCAGGTACAACAGTGCCCTCCGGAACTCCATCTTTATTGACATTTGTAGGATTCTTAGGAGTTGGAGCATCTACCTTTTGGATCTTCTCTACAGCCTTGATCAGATCCTCAGGCTTGGGCGCATCTGGGATCGACTGGATAATGTCCTCAGTCTTGTTAAACTCGCTGATACGCGCCCTCATGCTTGCAAGGATCGCGTCAGCATCCAGAGGAGCGTCGTTACTCGGCACTTGGCTCCTCCGTCATGGCGGAGGCGACGCGAGCCTCAAGAATGGAAGCAGCGGTCCACTCATCGGGGATCAGTTCAGGATGACCCAGAGCCTTGGCCCGCTTCGTGATGTGCTTGCGGACCTTGGCCCGGTCGCTCTTGTTGGCCCGCCCGTAGGACTTGATCGCATTCTTGAGGTCAGAGACGTTGCGGATCGGGTAGGAGCCGTCAGGCAGAGCCTTGCCCTCCCCGGCCAGACGCATCCGAGTCTCCTCTGAGATTGCGAACTCTCCGGTGCCATGCACTCGGGCGCTCAGTTCAGCAGCCCGGACTGATGCGATGCGAGCCTTGGCAGCCTCAGCGGCAGCAACCAGAGGAGCCTTCTCCAACTGCTCCAATTTGTCGATCCGAGCGGCTAGTTCGGCTACCGGATCGCCCTTCATCTTCGCCAGAGTGTTTGCCCCAGCGGCAACCAGAGCAAGAACCTGACCAGACGCCACACGCGCGCGGGCGACGGGGAAGCCGGGAACATTGACCTGACACACGGCAACCAGTTCCAACTTGCCCTTGATCGGACGCCAGTCACCGGATGGGGCAGAAGCGCGCAGCGCACGAACCTGCTCGGGAGTGGTTCCGGGGCGCAGGGCTCCGGCTACCCAGATGCCGTGATTGTCCTCGCCTGCGTGGACATCAGCGATGGCGCTGGCAGTGTCGTCATAGTGACGAACGGCCTCGGAGGCGCTTGCCTCCAGAGAGGCGTGCCCTCCAGCCAGTGTCAACTGACCAACCGGAACGTCTGAGCCCTCTTCAGTACGAATGACTCCAGTGTGGAAGTAGGCGTACTGGCTGGCGCTTCGGGGAGGACGAGTTCCGAACGACATGCCGATGTGGTCCACATGCCATGCGGCAATGTGACCGAACACTCGGCCCTCCTCATCAACGGTGAGGGGAGTCGGCTTGGACAGTCCGGGGTTGGTGAACCACTCCTTCGGCGGAGTTACCGGAATCGCACCGGCAACCATTCCGCAAGCGAGCAGCGCGGAAGCCTCGGCGGCATCCGAATCCTCGACATACACTCCGTCAGGTACCACGGTTTCCTCCTGCTGCTTATGCGCCATGTCTGGAATGAGTTCAATCGTGCATTCTTGGAATGCTGGCTTAGGTACAAGGGTAACGGCCATTACGCGGGCCTTTGTGATGTTGATCTTGCTTGAGCCGATCTTCTTGGAGTCGTCACCTGAGGCTTCCTCAGGTTCTTCACTTGCCTCGAATCGGTCCAGATCTGCGGAGACACCACGAATGAAGCCGCCACGGACAAGGCGCTCAGCCTCGCGTCCATGCTCTCCGTTGTCGAAGACGCCGAAGGCATGACCGATGCCATCCTTAGTCCGCTGCATGTGCGTGATCTTTCCAACCACAACCGAACCGTCGTGCCCGGCTCCAGTCTTGATCTGCCACAGCAGGGGGAGAGGGAGTTGACGCATGTCGATGGCGTCCTTGGTGAACTTCCGTCCATCACCAGACTCCATCTGCTCAGGGATGACCAGAGGGATGAAGAATGCAGAGCCGTACTCAGGAGTGCTGCCGGAAGCAGTGACACCAGAGATACGGGCCTTGGCAGAGGCGATCTGAGCAGACAGTGCAGCGTTCTCGATGATCTGCTGCTCAGGCAGGATGAAGTCGGTGCTGAAAGACTTGCGCCCGTACATCTGACGGTGAGCCTGATCTCCGGTCCACATACCTGTCATCTCCTTGTGGCGGAGAGCGCAGTAGCCCTTGGCTCGTGGGCCTAGGTACTTGGCAAGATGACGTGTGCAGCGGGTCCAGTCGCCCTTGGTGTTCCAGCGAATCTTGGCTCCACCCTTGCCGACCGTCCAGTAGCGGCGCAACTCCTCAGCGTTTCCGCGATTGCGGTCTAGACCGCCAGCGGCTACTAGGCTGAACGTGTCGTCATCAAGATCCTTGAGTTCGATGAGCATCCAAACGACTTCTTCGTTTGGCTCCCACTCGTGATCAAAGTTCTTGTCTTCCTCAGCATGAATGGCCTCGATGGGCATCTGCAGGTCAGAGTCTGGAACCTCCATGTATAGAGGCTGCTCCATCGAGTTCTCGCGGAGGCGCTTCGCGTGGGTAGCGGGGTAGATGCCCAGCATCTCCTTGTGACGAAGGTTGCAGTAGCCCTTCGCACGCGGACCGAGATACTTCGACAGGTGGCGAACGCAGCGCTTCCAGTCTCCGCCAGTCCCCCAGCGGATCTTCGCTCCACCCTCACCAACAGTCCAGTACCGACGTAGTTTCTCAGCGTTGCCACGGTTGCGGTCAACGCCACCAGCAGCGACAATCGCCATGACATCAGCACCGCTGATCCAGAGATCAGCAAGACGACGGTCAAGCAGATAAGAGGCAGATGCCACCAAGGCTTGGTCGATCTGCTCGACCACTGATGCTAGGTTCTTGTTGTCCAGCACAACCACTGGTGGAGGCGTGGGAGAGTTCAGGTCAGCGAGGATGGCATCATCCTTGACCCACTCACCGGGCTCCCTGCGGAAGATGGTCGGAGTGGATGACTGGGAGTTCACTGGAACCAGAGAGATCAGGTCCATGACGGCTTGAGGATCATCCTGAGCGACGATGGCCATGTACATGGGAGGAACGTCAGAGGTTTCAGGTGTGAAGTCAGGGCCTGACTTTGCCTTGGGAGCATTGGGATCAGGCTTCTTGATCTCCTGCACCTCAGGATGTTCGGCACCAGCAGCGATGAGAACCTCGGCGGAGAAGTACCTGCGGGGCTCGATCACGTTCCTGCGAACGATTGGGTTGTACCATCCACGGTTTGGGTGGCCGTGACGGTCGCTGCCTTTCAGCCAGTCGCGCAGCAGGGGGTGGTTGTATGCGTTGGGAGCCTGCATCGGATTCCATGCGACGTTTCGAGTGCCTCCGGTGGAGGGGTCTCGGACATCTACACCAGTGTTGTCCCGCTGGGGAACGTTGTACTGGCGCGGACCGATGTTCGGGGGAGTCTTGGGAGCGGTCTGCCGGTACAACTCACGCTCGGCTGCAACCCATGCAGGCCAGTCATTGAGCAGCAGAGAGATGCTTTCTCCAGTGAGAGGGGGAAGCATGCCGGGGATACGAGCATTCGGCTGATTTGATGGGACGCGAGGCTGGCCTAGAATGCCAGCGGTGGCACTCGGAGGGACAGTCATGTTGGTCTCGTTCTCTGCCGACACGTCTACGAACTTGTCCTCCCCCTGAGTGGCAGTTCCGGGGACGGTGACAGTGTTTCCGTTGTCCAGTTGTACGTCGACAGTCTGAGTGTCAGGATTGATCGACGTGATCGTTCCACGGGAGTTCGTGTCATTGCCAACAACTACTCGTGATCCGCTCTTCGAGAATTTGCCAGTCGCGTCACGAACCTGCTTGGACGCATTCTTGGAGCGCTCATCCGGGGTGTAGTTGCCATCCCCCTGAGGCTGGTCGGCGGGGGCATCTGCTGCAGGAGCCTCACCAGCGGCTACCAGAACCCTGTCGACCTCGTCCCAGTCGATCTCGGACAGGGCGCTATGTACCATTAGCATCTCTTCGTCAGAAGAGAAGTCGCTAGTGTTTTTGGGGGAGAACGGCTCAGCATCGATGAGGGCGCAGATCTTGACAGCAGCCTCAGCGTCCACTGGAACGTACATGGTGTCTACGTCGTCGTCTGGCATGTCGAAGAAAGCATCAAATGACATGATGTCCTGCTCGAACAGACCTAGGTCATCCCAAGATCCGTCGTCCCAGATGTAGACGATCCCATCAGCATCCATCATGTAGATGCGGTCAATCCCGCTCCCGTCGAGACGGACTCGGGCCATGAACTCCGGAGCCTCTTCAGCAGGCAGATTTTCTGCCATTCGGAAGTAGTCAAATCGACTGCTGCTCGGCTCGAAGTACTCGGAAGGAAGTCCATCAGCAGTGAGAGACTTTTTCTTCTTGTCGTCTCGTTCTACGATAGTCGCTGCCCACTTCTGTGCAGCGTCCCCTCCCCAGAGAGCCCATGCGATTCGACCGTTGCTGGGAAATCCCTTATCTCCCAGTTTGTACCCTTGGCCACGCTTATCAACCTCGTGACGAGGGAAGTAGCGAGCGATGTGGCGGATCTTCTTGATCCCAATCTGTCCACCCTCGGCCAGAGTGCGAGCGGTGTTTAGTCCTACTGGAGTTCCGCCACGCTTGTGCGTCTTCCTCCACTCAAGAGCACGTTTGGCCTCCGATTGGACGGACTTCGGGATCGTGTAGAGACGGTCATTAGACGAGAAGACGTGGATATCGAGATCTGTGATGGACGCCTGCGCGATGTCCTCTGCCGCCTTGGAGTATTCAGAGTCGTCAGTGTTCCAGTCGCCGGAAGCGATCAGGGCATCCAGATGCCCCTTCTCCACGACGAGGTTGAGCCCCTCGTCCACGACGACACCCAGTTCGTCGAACACGAACAGCGCTAGATCGCCAGACCTACCGAAGTAGCCCACGGTCTCTCCATTCTGACTGTTTGTTCCTATATTCTAGCGAACTTGACGTAGTACTAGAACCTAGGAAGCAGAAACCCGCAACTGCCAAGACCACTTTGCTAGTTGGTCAAGACGACCGGCGAGGAAGTTGGCCACACCTTGGTTGTCGCATCCGATGGCAGCGTCGAACGCGGTCTTGGTGGATCGGATCAGCGCCTCGTTGAGCATGTACAGGCTCTCAGTCATCGACTGAGGAGTGTCAGTGGTTGTCATGTCATCGATGGAGCACAGCGCAGCGAACTCACTCGCGGTGAAGGGTGCGTCCTCGCCGATCTTGAGAAGGCACTCGGCTGTCGGGTCTAGGCTGCCGTAGATGTCCTCGTAGATTGCAGCGAAGAGCGCGTGGTACTGGCTGAAGTCTGGACCTTTGACATTCCAGTGAAACCCATGAGCATGCTGGTACACGGCTGAAGTGTCTGCCATGAGTTGGCGAAGAGCAGCGACGAGTACTGAATGCATCTGGCCGTCCATCGGAATCATCATCTTACGCTCCAAATAAAGTATAATTGCTCAGTATTCTGCCTACTGCTGCTGCTTCCTTTAGTTGCTCGGCTTCGTAGCCGCATCTTCAGGCTTGCCGACTACTGACGGCGGGTTCCATTTGTACTCGAAGGGGTCGACCTCAGCGTCTGACAGTTCGCCGTTCTGTGCATCCCACAGGTCGATGATCCGGGGATCGACGGGAGCGATCAGCATTCCCTCGAAGCGACGCTTGGGGTTTTTGTCGTCGATGACGAACTCGACCCACTCGCCATCCTCGCGCACCCAAGCGCCAGCGTCTGTCATGAAGACAAGACTGGTAGGGGTGTCTTCGTCGAGAAGCACCCACAGTTGCGACGGGAAGGTGAACTCTTCTTCCATGACTACTTCTCCTCAGTAATGGGACCGCCGACGATCCATGCGTCACAAGTCCGCTCAGAAGCGCACTTGAAGTCGAATGCTTCACAGTATCCGAGATCACCAGCGTTGATCACGTTCCAAGAGTCCGCGTCATCGCCTAGCCCTTGATTGATACATTCTCTCATAGAAGCAGTGATAATGAATGCTGCACAATTGCCGCACTTGGACGACTTAGCCTCTTCTACAGTGGTGCTCCAACGGTCTGCCTTTGCCTGCCAGAACTGCTCATTCGGGCGTGTTGGATTCATCGGTCCGTAGCCAGCGCCATCAATGGCCTTCTGTCGATTGGCTAGGTTGAGAGGGATGTCCTGCGTGGGAGCCGGGCATGAGAAGGCTGCGGCAGTGATGGGTGACGAGACTGGCGCAACAGGCTCAGGGATCTCCGTCTTGTGGCTCATCGCGTCCTCGATGGACCGTGATCCTCCATCATAGATTAAGATGTAGTCGTCCGTTACTGGGTAGTAGACCAGATCATCTTCTGACATATCGGCCAGAGGGCTGACGCTCTCGGGAACCCACTCACCATCGACACGAACCCATTCGGTCTCTAGACCCTTTGTTCCAGATGATGGAACGAATAGCACCAGACCAACAAGTTCGTCGGTCGACTCATCTACAGCCGCCATCAGAGCCTGTACACGGAAGGAGTTTGCTGTCTCGGGAGATGCCTTCTCCTGATCGTCCAAATACTGTGTGATCTCTTCTTCGCTCATCTTGGATACGGCATCAGCCCATCCCTTGCCTGCGACATCAGGATCCGACTCGTAGAGACGCATGAAGTAGTCGTTCTCTTGCTCCGGAGTCGGGTTGTCCGGGTCCATCTTCGGATTTGCCTTGATCCAGTCCTGATAGACCTTCGCCGCATTGGCGGAGCGCTGCTTGCTGTTCATCGGAGTCCCTACGCCTTCCTCTGGTTGTTCCGCCTGAAGATCTGGTCATGCCACCACTTGCCATTATCGCGCTCGCCCTGAGTGGTCCTGCGACCACCGGGCCTGAGACGCTTGACGCCATACCAACCAGATCCAACAAGGATCGACTTTCCGGGCCAAGAAGTGGCTCCGGGTGTCCATCCGAACATGACGATTTCCTGCGGAGTCGGGAAGTTGGGATCACTTGGGTCTAGGTTGCGGAAACGCCACATTAGGTCATCGTAGACCTTCCTCAGCGCCGGGGACATGTTTCCTCTTCGACCGTACTCTCCCAGCCTCCTCAGAGGGTCAGCCCACGGAGTCCCGTAGTGTGGGTGGTCCCACTCGAAGCCTTGCTTGGCCCAAGTGTAACCACCGTTCGAAAGAGCAGCCTGAACACCGATCTCTCGAACGCCCTGAGCAATGTAGAAGTCCTCGGCGTAGCGGTTGATAGCCGTTGCAAAGCCAGTGCCCTGACGCTTGCTGTCAGTGATCTCAAAATATGCGTGGTAGACAGACAGATTGCCGTTATTATCCATCTTGAGTTGGCGACTCATCGTCCCAACCACACGACCGTTCTCATCAAGAATTCTCATCGAGACCGAGATCTGCCTGCCGCGAGAGACGTGAGCGCCAGTGACCTCGGCCCGTAGGCTTCGTTCATTGCCGTCCTTGTCCTTGTACTTGTGCTCAAGGCCCCAGACCTCCTGCATCAAGTCCTTGAGGGTCTTGCCCGGAGGTAGGGCATCATCACCTCGCTGAATCAGATCAGTAAGATCTGCCGGACCACGGTTCTTGGCCTCACGGATCTTCTCAGCGCGGGCACCCCACTCACCGAACTCACCCTCGACGGGTTCGCCGACAGCGCCGGTTGGGTCAGCAGGACCGCGTGTCGTTTGGCCAGTGCGAGATAGTTTGTCAGCATTCAACTTGCCGTAACGGCCATCCTCGTACTTGACTCGCACCTTGCCGTCTGGAGTGAAGCCTCGAACCATGCCTCGCTTGCCGTTGTTGGCTTCGACAATGTCACCAAGGTCGAGCAACTGACCGTTCTTGTCCTTAGGCTGCACCACCATTCCATCGTCAGGAGTGGAGGTATCTGCTTCCGGGGCGTTTGGTGTGGAGGAAGTCGGGCTGGTGCCTGAAGAGGCAGAACCGAATGTCTCGTCGAGAACGCCCTCAACGTACTCTCTGGGTGTCTTCCCACTATTGGTGACGCCTTGGTCAATTGACAGAATAATCTGATCGTTACCACTCTGCGTGCCATCGGGGTTGGTGTCGTCTACGATCTCAGACCGGAACAACTCCGCCTCTTGGTCATCGACAGCATAGTTATCGATGAGACGATTGATCTGCTCGGACGTTCCGATGAAGAGAACTTCTCTAGAGCCAACGAACTCGTATCCCGGTCGATTTCCGGAGGGCTGGACTCGGCGAGAGCGGGAGGGGGTTGGAGTCGAAGGAGCCCCAGAACCTCCGCCGTTTGCCGGGATCGGCTCGAACCCACTAGCCGAATCGGCGTTGTAGTCCGGTGCCTCAGTGTCAGGAACCCACTTAGAACTCGCTCCGCGTCCTTCACGACGAAGGGTCGGGATCGGCGCATCTGAGACATTCCGAGATTCAGCATCAGGAGTCGTGACGATCAGTTGATTGGCCGACCACTCCTTAATCTCGGGGTCGTTGTCCCAGCGGACGATAGGCTGGTAGGCGTAGCCGACACGGACTCGCTTCTTGTTACCGTTCTCGTCCGTGATCGTGCGGTACCGGGCGATGTACTTCTTCCCGATCACTGTTCCGCCAGTGAGCCCGCGACGTGATCCTACCTTGCCTCGGTGGTAGACGCGGTCGCCGACCTGAATCTGTACGCCGTTGAAGTCAGCGATCAGACCCTCTACACCTTCGCCTCGCTCGAAGCGAGTGGACTCGTCTCCGGCCTCGACAGGGATGTTGTTCTGCCCACGACCCTCTCCAGATAGCCTGCCATTTGGTCCCATACGTCCAGATGGCGCTGCTCCTCGACGCTTCTGGTTCCAGTCGAAGCCAGCCGGTAGGTCGATACGCTCAGACTCAGGAGTGTCAGGAGTCTCGTCAGGATGCACGAGGGTACGCCACTCAGTGTCAGCCTCAGTGAGTCCGACGATCTGCAGGTTGTGGGAAACGTAGTGTGACACTGTTCCGTTCTCCCACTGAACCGTGACGTGGTCACGGTTGTGGCCATTCTCGCGACCAACATTGTCCTGACGGTTGAGGACAACACCTGTCATTGGAGTGCCGTCTGGACGAAGAGTCGAACGAGCGGCCTTCGGGTTAGTGTGTACGACGCGGTCTCCGTAGGCAATCGGCACACGGCTCCGGTCGACGAACTGACCCTCAAGCGGCTTGCGGAATCGACGACGCGCCCAACTCTGCATGATCGGGTGATCCCAGAAGTTGCGATTCTCCCGGCCACGACGAAGCAGCCGCTCCCCGTTCGGGCCTACCGGCCCATCGCTGTTCGGGGGAGGAGGCGCACTGGGAAGGTCGGCTCCGTTGGTGATGCCGACCGCACGCTCGCCGGGAGCGTCGGGAACCTTGGCACCAACACCAGTCTTGCCAGTCTTCCCAACCTTGACCTCTGGTGGGAGGTTCGACGGGTTCGGCTGCGTGATCTCCCGAGATGCGGAGGAGGAGTTGCCACTGCGCTCAGCGAGGTGCAGTTGAAGAGCCTCAGCGAAGTTGTCAGTGTCCCAACGCCTGACCTCAGGCTCATCATCGTGATAGTAAACCGTGGCAATCCCACTACCAGTGACGGAATCAATAGCAATAATTTGGTCACCGTTACTGAGAGTCCAGTTCTCTGACCGTGCTCCAGTGTCCGGGTTAGTAAACTGAGCCTTTCTAGTGACAGTTGGAGCGTCTGGTCCCGGCTTCGTCTCCGGGGTGTCAACCGGCTCGCTCTTAGGCGCTGCGGGAGTTTGACGGCGGTTACGGGCAGTACCGTTACCCCCACGTTGTTCGCGGTTACGACGACGATATGCGCGTGAAAGAGTGCGGATTCTGTCTAGTAGTCCGTCAAATGACTTCAGCCTGTCGTCTTCGACAACATCTGCCAACTCTTGAATGTCTCCTGCCAGCGCGTCCAGTGACCGACCAGTCTCGCGGTTCTTGCCATCTGGATCGGCCTCGATGAGATCTAGCACATCGTTCAATGCATTTGAAATATCTGATCCCATTGTAATAATTTCAGAGTCAGTCTCGTTCGCCATGAGGCTGTCAAAATTACTTCGAATGTCAATCAGTTCATCTCGGGATGGGTTGTTGGCTGGCTTGAGCGGCTTGAGTTGTCCAGAGTCTTCCGGCTTCGTCGGTGCCTCAGGCTTCGAGCCGGGACCACTCTTTGGTATGGCAGGCGTGCGGACTGCGGGAGGTTTACTTCCCTCACGATCCAAGACTTGCTGCATCAGCCGGTTGGTGAGCACTTCCAACTTGTCCGCCAGATCAAGAATGTTCTCAACCTTGTTGCGGTCCATGCCGCGCGAGTACGCGACATCCTCTAACTCACCACCGGGGCCGAAGTCATTCTTCAGGTCAATTGCCACACGGTTGACGTAGGTTGCCAGATCCCTGTCACCCATCTCGTCCTTGCGGTTGCCACGAACGAGAGCGATGACCTCCTCAAGGCGAGTCTGATAGTCCCAGAACCTCTGGCGCTCTTCATCAGTTAGGTCGGCGTTAGTGCTGCCAGTCTCGTTGACGATGTTGCGAATTCCGGCAGCCTCCCCAGCCATCTGGTCGCGGACCTGTGCGTCATCCACCTCGTTGGTGGTGTCGTCGGACTCCGGCTCCGGCTTGTTCTCGCCGTTACGAGCGCGCAGCATGTCTGCGGTCTCGGTGACGTAGTCCCGCTCTCGGTTGAGATTCTCGATAATGTCGATGTTTCGCAGAGGAGTGCGGTCGTCGTTCGGGTCACCGAGACGGCTGACCATTGCATCAAGGTCTTCAGCGATGTCATCCAGTGCAGCGGCTACCTGCTCGTCGCTGACCGAGGGGTCATTGGACATCTCACGAAGAGCATCGATCTTGTCCTGAACCTCCTTGATCTCCTGAGGCGTGAACTGCGTGTAACTGTTGATATCACTGTTGCGATCAAACTCATCCAGTGCCGACTGAGCCAACTCATGCAGATTGCTACGGCTGTAACCGTTAGGAAGCGGTTCGGCTCCATCTGATGATTCATCAACGATGTCTGTCTCAGGGTTAGGCGCACCATCAGGGTTGCCAGACATGTCCTTGATCATCTTGTCAACGCGGGCAGAGGTCTCTTCCGGAGAAGGAACCTCAGTCGGATCCTGAGCGGCCTCAAGGACTGCCTCAGTGGCTACCCGTGGGGCATTGGCCTCGTTGTAGTCAGCCAGTGCCTTGTTGTATCGATCCTCGTTCTTACCCTGCCACCTGTCGAGGTTCTCCGGCGTCATGCCGAGTTCTGCACGCTCGGCCTTCGTGAGCAACTTGTCGAGCAGCGCAGCAGTCGTGCGGGTGTCAGCATCAGCCGTGTGCGCGGTGCCCTGACTGGGAATCCCGTGATGCTTGGCCAGATAACCGAGCGAGTGCGATGGCAGTTGCTCGCCATCATGCACCAGTTGAGAAAGGCTCATCGTGTCACCAATGGCAGCCGGGCGGTAGTCCAGACCGAGTTCGTCCGCCTTGCGGGTGAACGTGTCGTGGTCGAAGGTTGAGTTGTGCCCGAACAGGATCGGATCCTGACCCATGAAATCAAGAGCGGCCTGCAGAGCCTCAGCCTGCGAAGGCTGCTGTGCGAGCCACTCGTCAGTGAGCGGTTTTCCATCTGAGTCAATGGCGCGAGGACTGCCGTCTTCATTCGTCCCGCCAGCCCAAGTGTCCTTGATGGACTGGCCGGGGTTCATGTAGAAGGTCTTCTGCTCCATCTCACCCGTGGCCGGGTTGTAGCGCGCAACCGAAATCGCCCACGGTTCACCGGAGTCGATCATGTTCCCGTTCTCGTCGAACCGGATGCCGGTCGTCTCAAAGTCGAAGACGTGGACGTTCTCCTTACCAAGAAGTTCACGGAACTTCTTGGGGTCACCGTCAGCCTGCTCCAGCAGGTCGCGAAGCCTTCCATCCGTGATCGGACGACCGGGGGGAGAAGGACGACGCGGCCTAGGAGCCGACACTGTCTCAACAATCTTCGGGTTGACAACGTCAGCGGAGTCCCTGAGCCATGAAGGAATGAAGCCTCCATTGGTGAATGCAGGGTTGACATCGAATCCGGACTTGCTGAGGGAGTCAGTGATGTTCTTCTTGTCCTTGGAGGACATATTGCCAACAGCACCGTTGTAGTTGATCCATGACTGAGAGTTTTCATCCCAGTAGAATCCGAGTTTCTTCATCTCGTCAGGATTGAGATCCTTGGCGCGGGAGCCAGAGATGATGTAGGTGCTTCCAGACTGGGATCCGAATTTTCCACCCTTTGACCGGCCATTATCGCGCTGCTCCCAGTTGAGGCCGGGTGCGACCTCAATTGTTGACGGAGCGTAGAGACTGGGTACGCCACCCTGCTTCTCGACGGTCTTGCTGGGGGTGTCGAGCCTGTAGCGCTGCTGGCTTACGCCGGGGATGGCGTTGAACTGATCGACAAGGCTCTTCTCCTTGTCCTGATCCTTCTTACCGCCACGCATCGAGGGCTTGCTGAAGTCAGCGGGCATGTTGGTGTCACGCAGGGCCTGAATCTGCTCCAGCAGACGCTGAGCCTTCACACGATCAGCGCGAGATGCGCCAGCCCGACGCATGGCCTGCTCGTTCAGCAGGACTTCGAGTCGATTGGCAGAGGAGCGAGTGGCGTTCCTGCCGATGTTGCGGCCCTCGTTCATGGCATCTTCAAGGGCAGCGTCGATGGAGTTCTGCAGTTCAGGGTTGGACAGCAGGATCGCATCGCTGTACCGGACATCAGTGAGAGGCTCTGCTGAAGGCTCACGCGATGGCTTTTCTGGTACGTCTACTTCTACTCCTTCTGGGGCCTTGGCTGTCTTGTCAATTGCATCCTGAACGATCTGATCAGTGTTGACACCCTGCAACTGAAGCGCGTCACGGATGGCCTCGGCGGGGATGTTGCCCGCCCACTCCTCGCCATTCTCATCCGTGTAGCCGAAGTAGCCGTAGCCTAGGTCGCGCTCGTTATCGCCGGTCAGAGCATTGGTGAGTTCCTCAGTGAGCGTCTCAGAGTTGTACTCCGTTGCCAGACGCATCGGGTCGTTGTCGAACCCCTGCGGGGCGTCTTCCGCCAGCGGGCCAATTTCTTCTGGCGACAGAGGAGACTGATCCATCTGGTACATGGAAGACGGGTAGTCAGGAATGTCTGCGTTCTCGGGCAGGTAGGGACGGTAGTCGCCGGTCTGCTCGTAGTTAGCGCGGTCCTCTGGAGACAGGTCTTCCAGCAGGCTAGGGAGATTCTCTGGAATGTTGACGCCGGACTCGGACTCGGACGAAACTACCTCGAAGTCAGGCTTGTTCCGCGCATCCTCGTTAGAACGACGCATGGTAGAGCCGTCAGTGAATTCGACCTCGGTGGATCCATCGAAACTGTTGGTCCTCGAATTGTAACTACGGACGCCATAGACCTCAGAGACAGTGCGAAGAGTGCCGTCCTCTAAGCGAACCACATCTCCCTTCTTCAGTTCCTTAAGAGGCTTCATCTCAGACTGCGCCGCTGGCTTCTCGGGGGCAGAGACGGGAGTCTCATCCTTGGTCGCCTTCTCAGGAAGCGGAGCACCGTCAAGGCGGGCCTGCTCCTTCATCTGACCCTTGCGCGCACTGTCGTAGATATCGTTGGCGATGGCGCGGGCATCCTCGTCCTGCTGGTCGAGTGCTTGATAAAGCGCCTCAGCAGGAACCCACTCGTCTCCCCTGTTGAACTGGAGATTGCCAGCACCACGGCCCTGAACGTCGCCGTCAGCGCCGTCCTCACCGATGAGGGCCTGCTCAAGAGCAGCCGTCAGGTCATCTGTGTCGAACCGCTGCGCGAGTTCGGAGGGGTCGTCGGTGAAGTCCGTACTGCTCTCATCTACGCGACCCTGAGGCTCGAAGTTGTCGATTGCAGTCTGGTTCAGCGCGTAAGCGCCCTCAGGTGCGTTGAAGTCGTCGGACTTACTGGGAGCCTTCTCGGGAGTGGTGTCGGGCTCAGGGAACACGTCCCGGTTTTCCCTGATTCCACTGATCAGCCGGTCTGCTTGTTCCTTACCTAGGGTGTTGTCCGCGATCAGTTTTTCGATGCCATCGGCAAGATCGGGAACGTTATCACGAACATTACGCTCGTCCATCAGCCTGCGGAGTTCGGCGATCTGCTCCGGTGAGGCCGATGTGCCTCCTGACTCTGGAGTAGGAGTGGCATCTAGGCGGGCCTGCTCCTTGTTGGAGCCACCATTGCCTGCTTCAATCCGACGCTTGATCTCAGCGACGTTTGCGTCGAACTCAGTGCGTGTGGTGGGGGTGTCGTTGGATGCAGGCTTGAGACCAACGTGATCGTTGATCCACATGTCGAGGTTGCCCTGACTTGAGGAATCGCGCGGGATGCTCTTGTCGTCTCGGATATCTCCGATGTTCGCGTCGAGCCACTCGGCCTGCGCCCGGAGTTCAGGAGACCCGTAGTAGTCGTTGATCTCGTCGGACTTACCCTTGTTCATCCAGCCGTCCATGCCCCAGCCGAAGAAGGGGTACCACTTACCAGCCTCTACATCCTTCTTGCCGCCGTCGCCGGAAGACAGGTAGAAGGGGACAGGAGTTCCGTTGATATCCACCACCACGACCTTGCGGCCATTGATGTCTACGATATTCGCCGTTCCGTCCTTGTACTCTCCGGTCAGGTTGCCGTCCGGGCCGATGATCGGTTCCTTGTAGGGCAGGTCAATGCGGGTGTCGCTGGGCTCCCACTTACCGGCCTCGGGGGCTGGGGCAGTGGAGGGAGCGGGGGTCAGGTCGGCCTTCTTCTCGGGCTTGGCGAGACCAGACTTGCGCTCGATGGCGTCAGCAGCGTCGTAGAAGTCCTGAGCGAGGTCTTCGCCGCCCTTGAGCGAGCCATCCTTGAGAGCATCAGCGTTCAGACGTGTGCGGTCGGCCAGTTGCTGGGCGGACATTCCATCTGGAAGTTCATCCAGTTCGAAGAAGTCCATGATCGACTGTGCCTGACGACGAACCTCGCTGCCCTCATCCTTGGCCGCGATGTTGACATCGGGAAGGAAGTCTAGGTAGTCAGACTCAGGACCGGACTTGCCCTCAAGACGAGCCTTGGCGGCGTCCTCGCGGTTGGCCTTCTTGCCGTCTTGCACAACCATCTTGTGTACGTCAGACCAGTTGCTGGCAAGACCAACCGGGGTGTCTTTGCCATCATTCCGCACGACCTCGTACGCAGTCGTGCCGTTGCCTGCAGGAGTCGCACGAATCAGGTAGTCGTCACCATTGGCCAGACCGTATGTGACCGATCCATCCTTGTCGCGAGACTTCTCGATGTAGCCGGATGGCATGTCAATCTTGACAAGGTCAGCAACGTCGATGATCGGATCAGATGAGTCATACTTGGCGGGCATGGGACTGAAGCCATCGGGACTGTCAAAAAGTACGGCCTTGACAGACTCGGCCTTGCTCGCTGGGATCCGGTAGAGGGTTCCGTCCGGGGTCTCGACATCAAACGACTCACCGTCATCAGAGTCCTTGACATAACTACCAGTGAGCGAGCGAACGCTGCCGTCTCCGAAGCGGAGAAGGCTGCGGAGACCGCCGCCTTGATAGGCGAATCGACCGAAACGGTCGCGGCGCTGACGACGGGCACGAGCCGAACGGGCAGCACGCGAGTTGCCGTCACCGAAGGATGCAACGAGGGCAACGAGGGCGGAGCCATCGTTCAGTTGCTCCAGCATCGAGAGCGCGTAGAAGTGCTCCATCGAGCCGTACTCAGCAGCAAGAGCAGACGCAACCAGCGCGCGGTGCTCGTCCAAGACGCGGTGGTCAGCGGCAAACCAGCGAGCGCGGTGCTCGCGGAGGGCGAAGGCTGTGAGGGCGTTGGAAGCGGTCGACCGGGGGTGGCCGAGAGGAAGAAGGTCAGTGTTGGCCGGGTAGAGCGCGACTGACTTGTCACGCTGTGCCAGAGTGATGAAGTGCGAGAGCGCTGTCAGTGCGATGTGTTCGCGCTGAGAGAATGCCCTACCCTGTGTTGACTTCAGCGAGCGTCGGACCACCTCACGGGCAGCACCAAGGTTCACCCGACGCTGGGCCGGGGTTCCATCATTCGCAGACGCGACCAGCGCATCAATCCGAGCATTGAGTCGGGCTGTCGACTTGGCGCTTGCGCCATCGATGTTGTCCTTCACTGCTAGACACCCTTCTCAAAGCGGGGCAGTAGGTCGGCGTCAATGCTTTGGTCTGTCAATTCTGCCATAGATAATGCACGCTTGAATGGATCTGAGTCATCATTCGTGGCACGAATCCACGCAGCACGAATGGCAGGCTCCGCGTCATAGCCGAGACCGGAGTACTCGGTCATGTCAAGAATCGCGTCTTCGTTCGACTCGTAGTCGTCCTGCTCCTTGATGAACGAGATGAGATTCGGAAGTGCGCGCACCTCATCCTCGATGGGCGGCTCGGGCTTCACGACACCATCTGGGATGACCGCGAAACGGCAGCGACCCGCAGGCTCCACCGGAAGCGCGATGATCGCGCACTGGTCCTCGCCACGGTAGAGCACGCAGTTGGCGCACATCACACCGATCTCAGCAACCTCGTTCTCCGCTGCAGGGACGTACCCGGCCCAGATGCCGGTGGCGTCTTGGTTGAACTTGCCGTACTTCTCTGCGATGTCCAGAAGAGCACCGGCCAGATCGCTCTCCTCACCAGTGACGGTGCCTGCAGCGTTCTCCTCGCTGCGAGCGGCGCTGGCAGTGAGCGGAATCAGGTCATTGTCCTCAGTGTACGAAGGGTTGTGTGGGCGTCCGTGTCGCACGAGGGACAGGAACGCATCGAGACGGGCGAAGCCCCAGTCGTTGCGAGTGCGGCGGCTGGTGCCTGAGGCGGTCATCGCCAGAGCGCCGCGACGGAAGACAGCGCGGGCTGTGGGCAGCGAGACCTCGAAGCCCTTGGGAGCCTTGGCGTTGTAGGCGGAGACGCGGGTTGAGATCGCTTCCTCCGTATCAGCGCCGAAGTAGATCATCCGGGCGTCCTTGGAGTTCGGGCTCAGGCTCATGCTCTCCTTCTTCCTCGTCGAGCGGGGGTGCCCAGTGGGCAGCAGATCGTTGTCCGACACATAAGATTTGTTCTCAGGGGCACCGTTGTTCAGCAGATAAAGGAATGCGTTGACGCGGGCCATCGCCCACTGGTTCCTCGTCATTCCGGGTCGGTGACTAGACGAGAACGCACCAGCGCCACGGCGGTACACAGCCTTGAGGGTGGCGAGCGATGTCTTCTTGGCAGTGGAAGCGTCCTCGTTGTTCTTCTCAACCTTGTTCTGGAGCGCCTTCTCGGTTGCCTCGGAGAACTCGATGGAACGCGCGGAACTCTGGCTCTCCGAACTCTTCGGACGATTGCTCTCAGAGCCTTTGATCCTGTCCCCCGGAGGGGCCTTCCTATCAGGCATTGGGCTGACCGCCCTGCTCTGGTGCGGGTGCTGGTGCTGGAGCCGGGGCTTCTGGCGCTGCGCCGGGCTGCTGCCCCTGAGCCTTGAGCAACTGCTGAACCTCCGGTGGGATTGCTCCGGCGCTGGCACCCTGCTGAGCGGCGCGCACGGCCTCCATGACCTGAGGGGCGAGGGCCGAGAGCATGGCCTCGGTGAGTTCAGGGGTCAGGGTGCCGCGCTCTGCGAGCATGCGGATCGCCAACTCGTTGGGCGTGGGAGCGTCAGCATCTGAGAAGCCATGCGCCCGACGCCAAGTGTCGAGTGACACGGCGTAGCGGTCGTACCCGGCGTCAGCATCCGATGCGCGGTCGTTGCGCGTGGAGACGGCTGAGGGGTCGTACCAGACGACGATCCGGTCAACCTCGTCGGGGGCGAAGCCGGAGGCTACGAGGTAGGGACGCAGGTAGACGACGGTCAGCGCGTCAACGATCAGCAGCATCAGCGGCTCGATGTGAGCCTTGTACAGGCTCTCGTCAATCTGCAGTGCGTTGCTGTACTTGACGTTCGCCAGCCCCGTGATGACATCCTTGGGGACATCCAGACCCTGCAGGATGCGCTCAAGCACGCGGTCGGAGCGCTCGGCCAGAGCCGGGTCGAAGGACCGTTCGAACTTGAACTGCTTGATCTTGTCACCCAATTCGGCAGGACCGCGAATGATCAGCGGCACGACGGCGGAGGCGGACTCCTCGTCGCGGATCGGCGTCGTCATCGCGTCGATCAACTGCTCCTCGAACTCGTCCTCAGCCTCCTCCTGCGTGTACGGAGGGTTCAGGTCCGAGTCATCCTCGTAGATGTCTGGGTCGCCCTGAGCCGCGACGGACAAGCCGTCAGGCAGGTAGAGCGCGCCAGCGTTGAGGCGGCTGCGTGCGGTGGCGCGGAAGGTGCGGTTGAGCAGCAGGAGTTCGGCGCACAGGTCCAGAAGGCCGCGCAGGGACGAGTCAGCCTCGTCGGAGTAGCGGGGGTGCGAGCGCCAGATGCGACCAACGAACGCCTTGGAGCCTAGGCTGCGAGCGGAACCTGACTGCTGGTTGGAGTTCGCGGCCTCACGGCGTCCGATTACCGAGTACCCGCCACGCGGGTCGGTCTTCACCTCGTCGATGCTCCGGATGTCCCACGACTCGGGGGTGCCGGTGCTGATCTGGGCGGGGATCTGGATGAGGTAGCACTCGCCTGCGACGCTCAGGTTCAGCGCGGCGTCGCGCAGGAGTCCGGGCTGGCCACCGTAGGCGCTGGTCAGGCGGTCAAGCGCGCGCTCTGCGGCCTGTGCCAGACGCGCGTCTACCTTGGGGGACGCGGTGACGGACACGGGAGTCTGGCTGGGATCCTCGACGATGGCCGAGTAGATGCGAATTCGGGAGACAACGGAAGCAACGAGGTTGAAGGCGTACTTCACTTCACCGATGGCGTCGTAGTACTCCCAAGCCTCTGCCTGCCACGCGCTGGAACCGGCGCTGCGGCGTGACTTGAACTGCTCAAACTCGCCCTTGTCATTGACCTTGATCTGGGCGGCGGCAGCCGTCAGGGAGCGGGGTGCCGAGTACGAGAGGGAGCGTGCGGGCGAGATGACAGGGACGAGTCCGCTCGACGGACTGTCTGACTCACTGCGGAAGATTCCCACTTGGCCCTTCTCAATCTCGTTGTGTCGGAGCGCGAAGACCTCTAGATGTCGTCCTCGTGCGCGGACAGCAGACCTGCCACGGCAGAGAGGGCGAGGACTGTCTCGGCACTGGAGGTCAACCTAGGTGCAATGATACGGGAAATCTCAAGTGCTGATGCGACGTAGATTGACGTACACCAGTCACATGTGAAAAGGTATCCAATTTTTGACGTGTGCGGGGGATGCTTCTCCCAGACGCGGTCGCGGATCGGGGCGGTGATCTGGTCGGTCGTCACGAGTCGTGTGGCGCGGTAGGTGGCAAGCCCGGAGATGGCGAGTGAGACGAGGCTTCGCTGCTGGGTCATTCGGAGTCCTCCGCGTAGGCGGTCACGGTAGCGCCGTAGGGGTTCCAACTGCGGAGGCGCGATCCGCAGCCGCAGTTCTCGTCCTTGATGAACGCGAGGCCCTTGCCCGAGACGGTCACGGCCCGATGCTCTCGGGTGGCGTCCTTGGAGTGGTAGGAGATGTCGTCGCGGAAGACGAGGGTCGGTCCGGTCGGCGAGTCGACTGCTACGAGGATCGTGTCTTGGATGATTGCGACCCGGCAGCGGTCGAGGCGTCGGGCACCCTCGGGATACGTCGCGGTGTTGCGTGCGGAGAGGGACTGGATGGTGTCCTCGGACACAGAGCCGTTGGGCGTCACGACGATGATCGCTGGGAAGACATCTGCTCGTACGCGCATTAGCCTATTCAACCAGAGTTTGTGATCCTTTTGTGCATGGCGCGATAGGAAATTCCTGCCGCCTTGGCGATTGCGGCGGTGGGCACGCCCGTGGAGTTCAGTTGTGCGGCGAGGATGGTGAGTTCTCGGGACGCGATGGCCTGAGGCGCGTCGGGGCGCTGGCGGGCTCGGTGGCGGCGTGCGAGTTGCGACAGGGAGCGGAGCGTGGCGGCGTCCTCCGGGGAGACGGTTGGACGTACTGGACGTGCTGCCTTCTCGCGCTTGAGGGGGTGGGGGAGCGGGATGTCGAGGCGGTCGGACGTGTGGCATCTGGAGATCCAGTAGTGGACGGTCGCCTTCGGTCGTGCGGGGGAGAGTGCGTTGGCGAGAGTCGAGATCGGCCAGCCAACGGAGTTGAGCGCCTTCAGACGCGGGTGAAGGTCTGGTTGAGAGAGCGAGCGGAGGAGGAGGGTCTCCTCTTCTGGAAGCGTCATGGGGATGAGTCTAGGGCGAAGAAGTTGGACGATGCAAGCAAAAAAGTGAACCTTTAGTTGAAATTCGTTAGGCGTGTGAGTGGGCTCTGCTTATGTGGCGGGCCTCCCCTGATCGTTTCGTACAAAACGGACAGAAAGGATCAAAACGGACATCAAGAGCAAAACGGACATACTAGGGCAGGGAAAAAACCTTTCCCCTGCCTGCCTTCCTGCCTGTCGAGGGCCATGTCTAGTGTGTCGAGTGTGTCGAGTCGAGTGCCTGCCTGCCTGCCTGTCGAGTGAGTCGAGTCGAGTGCCTGCCTGTCGAGTGAGTCGAGTCGAGTGCCTGCCTGTCGAGTGAGTCGAGTCGAGTCGAGGGTCAGTCGAGTGTGTCGAGCCTGTCGAGTGAGCCTGTCGAGTGTCCCTGCCCTCTCTCTCTCTCTCTCCCTGCCTGCCTGCCCCTGCCTCCCTGCCCCTACCTCCCGACAGGAAGCCCCTGCCCTACCTTCCTGCCCTGCCTTCCTGCCCTGAGGCTCTAGAGCCTCTCTGAGGGCCTGTCAGGGTGAGTCTGGGGGAACATGAGGATGAGGGTGTTCTAATGCTCTAGAGCCTCTCTGAGGGGCATAGGGGCATGTCCTGTCGCTCATTCCTAACGCGCGCTAACGCGCGTTAACGTGCGTTAGTGCGCGTGAGCATGGACACAACGAAAGACCCCGACTCCCTCGCGGGTGTCGGGGCCTTCCGAGTCGTGGGCCTAGGGCCTACCTTCCTGCCCTGTAGAGGCCACCGCGTCGGCGGGGGAGTCGCTACGGTACTCACGGCCCGCACCGTCGACCACAGTCCACGCGGTAGTGAGCCATCCGGCGGCAGGCTGCAGGGCCTGCCACACGTCCGGGAGGGCGGTGACCGTAAGTACGGGGGGCCGTAGGCCGTAGGCCGTGAGCCGTGAGCCGTAGGCCGTGAGCCGTAGGCCGTGAGCCGTGAGCCCGACATGCGAGAGGCCCCACCCTTCCGGGCGGGGCCTCTCGCCGTGGTGCGGACTACCCGCACTCACACGGGCGGTAGTGGCGGTTCGGCACCTTGTGCAGCACGTCCCCGCCTGCCCGCTTGAGGGTGAACACAACCTCCCAGAATGAACGGTCGCGGAAGCCGTTACCCGCGTCGTAAAACCCATCGATCCGGGTGACGACGAAACACTCGCCGCTAGGGTGAACGGCAACGGAAACGGTCTTGGTAGTGGGGGTGGGGCGGGTGGCGGTGGTGGTCATTGTGTCTCCCTAGGTTAGGTTGTGGCCCCTTTTGGGGCGCTGAGGTAAAAGTACCGTACTTCGAATCGGATGGCAAGACCTACCGGCAAACTTTTTCGGGAGGCCCCGCCCTGCCGCCCTGCCGCCCTGCCGCCCTGCCGCATGAGGAAGGCCCCCGCCGTAGCGAGGGCCTTCCAGTGAGCGAGGGTCAGGCGGTGAGTGCCGCGAGGTGCGCGAGGGCCACGCTCTCAGGGGAGGCGTCGGTGCCGTCCCACCTACGAACATCCCAACGTCCGGACGTGTCCCCGGCGGGGATGTACGCCGACTCGAAGTCGGCAGGGTCGTAGGCGGGGAGAACGCTGATACTGTCCCCGTTGGCGAGGTGGAAGATGTACTGAGCAACATCGGTACGCGGACCGACAGAGACGTTGACGAACGGGGTGTTGGTGGTGAAGGTGTAGTTGGACATTGGTGCCTCCCTAGTTGGTGCCGCCCTTTGCGGCATACAACGAAAGTACCGTAGTTGCCTGCCAAGTGTCAAGCCAGTCTCGCAAGTTTTGGTCACGGTTCTATAACGGTCATCGTCACCCCCCTGCCCTGCCCTGCCCTGCCCCTGCCCTGCCCTGCCGTAGGCCGTGCCGTGCCGCTGGGGCGCGAGGCACGAAAAAAAGTTTCCGGACGCCCGCCGCGCACCCCCGCCGGGCAACGAAAGGGGCACCCCGTAGGGTGCCCCTGCCCGCTTGCCCCCTAGTGATCTAGGGGGCAGTCATCGGCAACGCACTCACAGAGTGCGTCCTCTAGGTCGTCATCCCAGAGGCTAGTGACCGTGTAGGCGGTGGTGGTGGTGAGTGACATTTGGTGCCTCCCTAGGTGGTGCCCCCGTTTGGGGCATGCCTCTAGTTTGTCAGAGTTTGGGGAGACTGTCAACACTTCCCGCAAGTTTCTAGGTCACGGTTTGATAGCGCCCCGAGAGCGTCACGGGTGGGCGCGCCCCGCCCCGCACCCCGCCGGGAGACAAGTGAAGACCCCGACCACCTCTCGGTAGTCCGTCGAGCCAAACACCGGGGGGGTAAAGATTTTTTTCGTCGAGCGCCCGCACGCCGCGCGCGAAACGGCGAGAGCCCCACCCCCCTCAAACGGGGCAGGGCTCTCACTCGGAGGCTAGCGGGTCACCAAACGCAAGTGACTCCCGACCGTTCGCACCACTCGCGCACGCCCCGCAAGGTGACGCTCTGGTGTCGTGAAGTGGTGACGCTGAAACGCTGGCCCACGACGTGCCACCCGCGCGGCGTGAGCCACGCGATAGGCGTGCCGTAGGACATAACCGCGTAGGCGATAGCGTCCCGGTCGGCGTAGAACCGATCACGGTCGGCACCGTCAAGGCGACCCGCACCGGGCACCGTGGTGACTCCCGACAGGGCCGACGCGCGGAACGTCTCGCACGACGCGATAGCGGCGTTTGCGTTGCGGGTGGTGGTCATCGTACCCACCTAACCCACGCCTCGCGCGTGAGCGCGCACTCATCCGTGCGGCACTCCGGGCAAAGCGGGTAGTCCTCACTCACCCACACGGTACGGCATGAGGAACAGATCCACTCTGTGGTCATAACGGCCATTGTGACTCCCTAGGTCAGGCCCCGCGTATCGGGGCGTAGCCCCAGTCTACTAGTTTGAGTCACGTTGTCAAGCCCCCTAGAAAGCGAAAGACCCCGACCCGTAAGGGCCGGGGTCTCGCGCGGTGCCTGTCAGTAGGACGACACCGTGACGTTCGTGATGGGGCCGTATTGAGCCGAGTAGAGCACGGCATCGATAAGCCCCTGCGAGTCAAGGCCCGACAGGACGATGTTCTCGGTGTTCACGGTGTAGGCGATTGCGAAGGTCATTTCAGTCTCCCTTGATTAGTGCCGCTCCCTGCGGCATGGATCTAGTATGCCGGATTCTGCGAGCGTTGTCAAGTTCTATCGGGACCGGGCGATGGGCGCGTGGCGACGGGCGGGGCGGCGGTCTAAAGATTTTTTCCGATTCCACCGCGCGCGCTCCCCGCGCAATGCGAAAGGCCCCGCGCTCTTTCGGATGCGGGGCCTTTCAGAACGTTCGGGTCAGGCATCCCACCCGACCGCGTAGTAGATGACCTCGGAGATGGCCTCCGTAGCCTCTCGCGAGATATCGAACAGGTCCGCACACTCGCCGCCCTCGGAGGACTCGGAGTGTGCCGCGAGGAATCCCGCGAGGGTACGGAGCATGTCGACGCCAGTCTCTGTGGCCCCAACTCCCGTCCGCAGGTCGGTGCCAGTCTGAGCCTCGGACTCGCAGGCGATGCTGTAGCGCCATTCCTGACGCCCCTCACGGTTGCGTCCCATAAGGTCGACACTTGCCCGCACGATGCCGTCCGAGATAGCGGCGGACGTGGGGGTGGCGGTGGCGATGACAGTGGACATTTGGTCTCCCTAGGTGTGGCCCCCTGCCGGGGCGGTAGTCCCAGTTTACTCGGATCTAAGGCAGTGTCAAGTCAAGTGCATCGGCATGGTTCGCAGTCCGCGCGCGACTCCCGACCGCCCCGTGGGCAAAGATTTTTTCCACGGTGCGGCGGTGCCCCTCGCGCGCCGGATTGTCAATCCCAAACGCAAAGATGCCCCGCACCCTTTCGGGGCGGGGCATCTTTCGGGTGTCAGTGTTTTGTGGAGCGGTACTCCATTTCGCGGTCGTATTGATCGGAGCAGTAGGACTGTACCGCGCTCACGATGGCGGCGAGGTCGGGCTCACTGGTGAACGTAACGCAACCGGCGTTGTGCCAGACACCGCGAGCGTAGTCGTCCTGCCACTCAATCTCCGCCTCCCACACTCCGGGGGCAATCTCGGAGTAGTAGGCGCGAACACCCTCGCGGGTTCCGGTGATCGTGGTGTAGTCGGTCATGATTGCCTCCCTAGGTGCTGCCGCGCCTTGCGGCATGCCTCCAGTATGACGTACCTCGTGCGGCATGTCAAGTCGAATCTCGGAAGGGAATCTCACCACTCGCGCGACCTCTCGCGACTCCACGCCCGACGGGGGCAGGGCAAAGATTTTTTCTCGCCTGCCGCTCGCCGCTCGCGCGTGATCCGCACGACATGACGAAGGCCCCACCCCCGAAGGGATGGGGCCTCTCGCGCTCGGGGCCTCAGACTCGCCCCCCGCACACGGGGCCGATGCCACGGGCGACCGACTCGGGGTCGGTGAGCGTCGCGCCACATACGCAACACCGACCGATGGCCCGACCGTACTCGGCAGCCTCGGAGAGGCTCATACGGTCCGCAGCGGTGAGCGTGCGGATCGCGCCCGCCGCGTAGTCAAACTTACCCGTGGCCGGGTCAAGGCGCTTAGCGTACGGGCGACCGGCCCGCGAGGCGACTACGCGGTAGACCTCACCGTCACGGCGGTACATGCCCAGTGCGAGGGCCTCAGTGGCAGCGGCGCGAGGGGCAGCGGCGCGAGGGGCCTGCGTCCGCATGGCAGCGGCCTGCGTCCGCAGGGCGTCGATAGTGCGCGACGCCGCGTCAACCGTGGCGAGTCCACCCCGCTCGGCGAGCGCGAGGCGGGCCTCGTCAAAGTTGTCAGGGCCGGTGACCTGCAGCAGCAGCGCCTCGGCGTACGCAACCTGACGGTCGGTCGCGGGGCGGGCGACGCGGGTGCGGGGGGCGTAGGTGGTCATGTCGGTGTCCCTTCGGTTGCGGCCCCTTGTGGGCCGGTGTGCCCAGTTTACTCGAATCCGAACGTTTGTCAAGTCATGAGAGCCCTATGCGTCAAGTCATGTCAAGTCTGAGAGCCTTACGGCAGACTTTCGCGCAAAGTCTCGAAGTCGCGGTAGCCCGAGCACTCCCGATGTCCTGCCGTGTGCGCGTAGGTGAGGAAAAAAAGTTTCAAGCGCCGCACCACGGGCACCGCCACGGGATCCCATCCGGAAGTCGCGGCATGGCAGCGAGCCGCGTCAAGTCCACCGGCAGCGGCAGGCATTGCGCGTGCGCGCGACCGCCCGCCACTAGCACGGTGGCGACTCCCTCGCATTGCTCGCACGACGTGCGAAACGGCACGGTGGGCCTCCGGCAGGGTAGGGCGCGCAAGGAATGTCAAGCCATTGTATCTAGCCCGCCGCATGGCGATATGGGCCGGAAAGCCAGCCAGCCCCCACCCTTTCGCAGGGTGAGGGCCGGGGCCTAGGACGTGACTAGCGAGAGAGAACGCTCGCCACGGTAGCGGCGTGCGGGGTGCCATCGAACGTGTAGACAACCTGACCGCCCATCGTGGCAATGGTGACGTTGCGGCAGTACCAGTCATCCCGTTGCGCGTACATGGAAGCGATGACCTCGCCGATACCGGCGGTGTCAAGGTCTGACAGAACGTAGGTGTGGACCGCGCCGCTACGGTTAGTGGCGGTGTAGGAGATTGCGTAGGTGGTGACGGTGGTGACGGACATTTCGACTCCCTAGGTTGTGCGCCCCGGTTGGGCGGTAGTCCTACCTTATCGAACATCCTACCGAGTGTCAAGTTGTCCCGCGCGTAGCGACCTCGCGCGCGATGACCGGAAAAAAAGTTTCGCCACCTCCCATCACCCGGCCCGCATTCGCACGCGAAAAGGCCCCCGCCTTTCGGCGAGGGCCTTTCGGCGAGAGGGTTACCAGTCCTCCCGTCGCGCGAAAACGAAAAGCCCCCACCCGTAGGTGGGGGCCGTACTTCGTGAGGGCTACCACTTGTAGAGGTATCCACCGTGAGGGTCGATGGCCGCGTAGCACCGCGCGCGATCAGCCTCATCGGCGAGGTGGTAGCGAACCGCGAGGCCGTCCTTGTCCTTCTGCGGGGCCTTCCAGCCTGCAGCCTTGATCACGTCGCCGGTCTCCATGTCCACGAAAGCGTGGACCGTACGCTGATTCGAGCCTTCCATCACGATGCGGGCGAACCGGCGACCCGGCTCCGCATAGATCATCGGGGGCTGAAGGTGGTGGTAGTTGTCCGCGTAGTACTTGGCCGTAGCCTCGCGGATTGCCTGCATGTAGTCCTCCACAAGTTCGAGGACGGTGGTGGTCGTCATTTCGGTTCTCCCTTGTCTGTGTGGTGAGTCCAACTCTCAAAGAATACGCCTATCTACCTTGCCTGTCAAGTTTGGGTCCCCTGACAAACGGGAGACCCCCACCCGTAGGTGGGGGCCTCCCTCTCAGTCAGTCAGTGCCGCTTGCCCCACTGCCTGCCGTACTCCAGCGCCACCGGGTCGCGCTGATCGGGACGTAGCGCGGTCTCCCGCACGTTCTCGTAGACCGTGACAACCGTTGCCGTCACGGGGTCCACGACGGCGACGATGCCGTCACGAATGTGACGGACCTGACCGGGGTGACGCTTCCCGCTCGGGTAAGTGATGCTCGGGGATTGAGCCGCTCGGATCACGGCGTCGATGGCGAACCCCTTGACTGCGGCCTGACGAGCCGCGTGGTGAGTGATTCGGTACTGCAACTTCCCACCTCCCTAGTGGCACCCCTCTCTGGGATGTATACACACCTTATACCAGTCCTATGACAGGTGTCAAGTTCTTTCGAGTGAAGCCTTTCCATTCGTCCGGGGGCGGGGCCGCGCGGGGGCGAGGCAAAGATTTTTTCCGGCGGCGTCCTCGACTCGCGACGGGAATGCGAAAAGCCCCATCCCCCGTAGGGATGAGGCTTCTCGCTAGGCGCGCGGCTATCCGAGTGGAACCGGCACCCCCGTCTTGGCTTCCAGCGTGGTCGCCGCTTGCTCAAGGTGTCGCGCCTTTGCGGGGGTAATTTCTCCGTAGTCGACCGCGTACTCCATCGCGGCGAAGAACACACTGCCATCACAACAGTCCTCGATGATGGCGCGGGTGAGCGAGTCGCCCATGTCGACGGTCAGGGACTTGCCTCCCCTCCAGCCCGAGAGGATGGCGGTGGCGCGTTCCTCGATGGCCGCGTAGGTCCACGGTGCCCCGCCGTCAGAGAGGGCTTCAGCGATAGCGTCAGGGGCCTCTAGCCGGTGAGTGAGGATCACGGCCTCAGTGGGCGTGAATGTCACTGGGTTCTGCATTGTGATCACTTCCTTCTGTCGTTGTGAATGCCCCCCCGACCGTATGGCCGGGGGGCGCGTGCCAGTGGTCAGGAGTAGACCTTGACCTCCCCCACCGCGAACGTGGGGTAGTAGTCGTCGCCAAGACAGTCATTGAATCGACCCCGGTAGGCGGCGTTAAGGGCTTCCGCGTGGGCCACTGCAGCCTCGCGGGTAGTGAAGTGAGCCGCAGGGGACTCGTACTGCTCAGACACCGAGTAAACGGTGCCCGCGAGGGTGAGGGTGGGGGTGATGAGTGTGTGCATTGTGACCTCCCTAGTTTGGCCCCCGTTTGGGGCGGTAGTACGAAGATACCCTACTTTGGATCGGATCGCAAGTCTTACGCCGGAATTGTTTCCTGACGGGGGCGGGAAGCCCCGACCCGTAGGCCGGGGCAACCTCTCGCGCCTAGTTCAGAACCGTGACCTCAAAGCGTTGCCCCGCAAGGGGTGACCCGCATCCGGGGCACCCGTGATTGCTGAAGTGGCCCTCCCCTTCCTCAGTGGGCACTGCCGTACCCTGCCCGTCGAAGTGAGCGAGGGGGGCGTACTCGGGAGTCTCACCCGCGTCCCCGACTCCAGCGGCGGCGACGTAGCAGTCAGTGCAAACGTCGATGATGAAGTTGACTTCAGTGAACATTGTGCCTCCCTAGTTCTGCCCCGTGTCTTCGGGGTATGGGATCAGAGTACCCTAGTTCTCTGACATTCGCAAGTCCTACCCTCGATTTGACTTTTGACTCGATCTAGGGTAGTTTTACTCCTGACCGGGAAAACCCCGGCAGACACCCTAGGGAGGTGAGACAGTGAAGACTTCGACCACTACCCGCCCCGGCTTCCGCAAGCCGTGGACTACCGGGGCTAAGGCGTACCATGAGGCGGACACGTTTGCCGCACTCGCGGAAGGCGCACGGCGCATGCGTAAGACGTTCATGCTCCACATGCCGAACGATGGCGAGGCGGGCGACCGCCCGTGTGCCGCGTGCGGCATCGCCCTCAAGGACGCCTACGCCGTGAACGACGGTGAGGCCCCTAGCAAGGTGGACACCTACTCCACTTGGACCTACAACCCCCGCACGCGGTCCGCGTACGGGATGCACTACTACTGCTCATGGGGCGCGCTCATGCAGCGCGTGCTTGACCTAGGACGACTGGTCCAACTCTGACCGTCACCCTGACAAGCCCTCACTCCTCTCGGGGAGTGGGGGCCTTGTCATGTCAAGGCAGAACAGTACCGAAAACGGTACGATTCTGACATGCCCATCGAAGTTAGGAAGGGAGGTGCCCTCATGGCCCAAACCAACTTCCGCGCGCAAGACATGCCCGGCGCGACTAAGCCCGCCCCTGAAAAAACTCCTCAGGCGGCAAAGCCCGCTGCAGCCAAGAAGAAGACAGAACCGAAAAAGTGAGCCGCCCGGCGGGCGGAGTAAAGATTTTTTCTCGTTCTCCGCCCGCTCGCTCGACTTCGAATACGATTCACGAGTAAGGTCGACGCATGACAACTACTTCAGCGACGCTTGATAAAACGGATGACCAGTTCGATGACGAATTCCTCATCCCCATTGCCTACAAGTTTCTCGAAGTGTTTGGCCCTGACGATGCCCTCGATGCTCTCGATACCATCGGCATATGCGTTGCACACGGCAGTGAGTGCCCCAAGATCCCGCTCTACAAACTTTTCACGACTATCCAAGCCTGCATGGCAAAGGAAAAAGCCGCCCCGTAGGGCGGCTTCTCCATGAGAGGGGCTAGACCCCGAATGCCCTCCGGCACACCGGGCCGAGCATCAGGCGGCGCGACTCCTCGTCCGTGAGTTCCGCCCCGCACTTGCCGCAGCAGCGGTAGTGCTCGCCGAACAGGCGGGTGTGCCCGTAAGGGTCCGCAGCGATCACGCGGATGATGTCATCCTCCAGCCCGCGCGGCATACGCGAGCGGGTGAACGCACCGGGAGCGCCGGTCAGGCGGCGCATGTAGACCGTGCCCCGGTACTCCTTGACCTCGACGAACAGCAGGTCACCCGCGAGGGCGATTCCCGCGACATCAGCCGCGACCTCGATGTCGCTGACGCGCACGGCGTACTTCGAGTGCGGGATGCCCGCGAGCGCGGGGTTGCCGCTACGGGTCGCCGCAGCAGTCCGAGCGGCCTTAGGGGCCTGCAGCAGGCGCTCGATCAGCGCCGACGCGCGACGCTTGTCTAGCGTCGGGAGTTCGGCGCGCACGGCGTCGGCGTCCGGAATCACGCGGTCCGCGAGCAGGGACGTGATGAAAGCGACCTGACGCTCGCTCGCGGGGTAAAGGGTGGTTGTCATTGTGTCCTCCGTGGGTGTGGGTGGATGAGCCAGTGGGCTCAGCCTACTCCTCGATTCGTCACTTGTCAAGTCAGCGGGATGCTCGAAGTGCTAGCAGTGCAAACGTGTTTCCACCGATGGCAAGTGCCAACGTAAGCAGATTGTCTCCAAGATGGACCGCGTAGAGACTACCGAGAAAAAGCAGAACCGCGAGGACCGACGACCAGACTACGCGCCGGAACGTGGAAAAAATCTTTGACATCCCTTCCTCACCCCTTCCCTTCGATTGTGATGACCTCACACTTGGTAATCCCGTGCCTCCAATCACAAGCAAGTGACTTTCCTGAGATTGCCCAGTTCAGTCCGAGCAGTGCAACGGTAGCGATGATTGCAAGAACGATCTTGCCACGGGTGGTGAGCCTGACGTTGTTCATTGTGGTCTCCCTAAGTTGTTGTGTTTTGCTGGTAGAACCATCATAACGCAGTCAGGCATCACACCCGTGTATTTCAGATTCGGCGTGTCGCGCCTACCGAACAAGCGCGTTTACCTTCCGAGTCAGGATTAGAGGCTTATCACCCGGACCCTTGACGTAAGGATTAATCCAGATTCGCTTCCGAATCCATTCCCCTTTTTCTTTGTACGGCTGCCATCTCCAGTGCCCGCGTGTGATCCAACGATGCTTCCACTCGACTGCACTTTCTCCCTCACGGGGCTTACTTTCTGAGCGTCGAAGTTGAATGACCGTGACATCGTTCGGTAGGTCCATCCATTTCATCTCACGTTCCTGACGCTTATCACCGGACTCTTTCGTCGATGACGTGATTGTCTGCCCGAGCATCAGCCATAGAGCATGAGCGATCCGCATGACATTTGTCGTCTGATGCGGAGTCGATCCTTCCTCTTCGTAAAGTCTGGCAGCCTCCTCAGACATCATCGGTTGAAACTCATCTCCGAGAGGATCATTGTTGACATATGTCTGTGATCCGATGTATCCCCATCGTCCGATCATCTCAGCACGCTTCAGTGCAGTTCGGCCCTTCTCTGCCGCATCATCCGGAGTTCGATACTCGTCATTCCACATGTGCAGTAGCACTGCCTCCCCGCCACCTCTGACGGCAACTTGCTGCCAGAGGAAAGCGTTGATTTTTAATGTCTGCCCGCGATTGTCCTTGATCTCGATTGGAGCCTCGAAGTAGCAGAACCCAGATTTTGATGGGGCGAGTGTGACATCCATGAAGTCCGTCGAGTCAAGCATCCGAGCAGAGAACGAGACGAGATCGCACATATCTGCCGAGACAAAGAAATTTTCCCCATCTCGGGCCGCATGCTGAGCCGCGACAACGAATGCTTCCGCGAGTGTTTCGGCTGGACGCGGATTCTCATTTGGCTTAGCCCGCGTGAAGTCAAGGATCAGGTGATGTTCCATTGTCTTGGCGTACCTGAAGTCGTCGACCTTTGTCTTCAGGTCTGCCCGCAAATCGAGCGTGTCTGTTGCACGCATGAGCAGTAAGTTCCTTTCGTCACTTTGTCATTGACTGCGAGATCAGCGCTCGGCGAGCATCTGACTCGCAGCCTCGGCACGAACGTTTGCCCATCCCCATCGGCGAACGATGAGGGCAGCAGACGGAATCGGGTGAGTAGTTGGCTTCTGAGAGAGTCGCCACTCGTCGTACTTCTGCGATCCCATGCTCAACGAGCCGGACTCCCACTTTTCGGCGAGGTACGCCTTGACAGATGCGACGGCATCTTCCCGCTTGTAGAAAGGCTGAACCCGCGATGAGTTGGCAGCCTTAAGCCCGGCAGCCTCAAGCGCATCGTTCCATGAGTTGAACCTGAGGGTAACCGTTGCACTTGATGGGATATCCATCAGCGGCACAAGTCCGTTGTACTTCTTGATGGAGATTGTGTCCGCACCGACAGTAGCGGCAGCCTCACGCAGGCAAGCAAGAATGTCCTCGTCTGACCAACGCTTTGACTTCTCCTCGTAGGGGGCAAGCAATGCCTTGATCCGAGCCTCTTCCCGATCAACCCGGAGTCGTTCGAGACTCTGCTCACGTCGTTCCTTGCGTAGGGTCCGAGCCGATGCACTAGCATCCGATCCAGCGATTTGCCGGATTCGCTCCCGCGTCACGCCGTAGTCGTTGGCGATTGACTGCAGGGTCTCTCCCTTTGATCGACGCTCGATGATGTCATCGAGGGCGTTTTCCGTATTTTTGATCACGATGTTTTTCTCCTATGTCATTGGTGTTGTTGTTCTACTTCTATAAGACTACATACATGGGTCTCGGTCTGTCAAGCCGGGGCATGAACGGTAAGAGCCCGAACCGGCCCGCGAGATCGATAGTCGTACTTGATCGCTGCCTTTACCGCTCGGCGGACGGCCTGCTCAGCGAGTAAAGAATTTTTGTAGATCCCCGGCTCCGCAGCCTGAAGGTTCCCGAGCGCGTAACTTCCGCCGGAGCCGAGTGCGTAAAGTCCGTTCGTCGAACGGATCCACTCGTAGTTAGGGCCTACCTCGTAGATGACTCCATTAAAGACCGCGATGATGGTTCCCTCGTAGGAGCCTTCTTTCTCAGACGGAAGCCCTTCTTCCAAGACTTCTCTGAGTTCTGGGATGAAGATTCCGCCTACCCAGACATCGAGTGCTCGGCCTTTAAAACTTTCCATCGGCTTGTCGAAGTTGGAGATCGAAAGCAGGTTGATCAACCTCAGGTCTCCGGATGCTCCAAACAGGCAGTTCTCGTCTTTGACAACCTTTGGCATGTCCGATGGGAGTGTGAAAAACCTGCCGTTGTCTTCCGTGACCATCGAATCGAATCCGACAACAGCGAAGTTCTTTCCCTGAATCGCGGCGATGGTAGTCATGGGCGGGCTAGTTCTCGTCGTTCCAGAGCAGGTCTCGAAGAAACTCGAATCGACTACCGCTCCACGAGTTGGTCTTGGCTGAGATGTCCTCATCATCAAGAAGTCGGTCGAGTGAGAAAACTGCGGTGTAATCCTCGTCCTCGAACATGATGACCAGTTTTACGTCATCGTTCTCGGCGTCGTCAACAAGTGCAGCGACGAACGGCACCGCGTTCCCGTTATGATGAAACGCTCGGTCCACAATTTGGTATTCGCTCATGTCGGAACCATATCCCAGAAAAGAACCCTGTAAAGCAACTAGCGCCGTCTAGGGAGTGACGGCGCTAGTCGCGGCGGGGGTCCCACCTGTGTCCACGAGCATAGGGAGTTGCTCAAGCAGACACCGCGAGTGTATCAAAGAATTTTCCTAACTGCTCCGGGCATACGAAAGGGACTCCCCCGGAGGGGAGTCCCTTCGCTTGCGGATCAGAAGCGACGCTGATTGCGCTCGCGCCACTCTGCCGCGTAGGCGCGGGCGGGGAACTTCCCGGTCTCACGCCAGACGCGGACGGCCTCGCGCAGGTCGTCAGAGGGTCGGCCACCGTTACGCAGGTTACCGAGTGTCCACGCTTCTGCGCTAAGTTCCGCGCGCACCTCCTCGGGCACGGTGAGCAGGATCTCTGCCCGCACGCGGGGACCGCGCGAGGTGGAGTTGAGGTCCGCGCGAAGCGCGGCGTTGGAGTAGCGGCTGTCGGACATGGGTGCCTCCCTTGGGCGCGCGCCCCCGGTTGGAGCGACAAGACATACGTTACTCCTTTGAGAAGCAGTTGTCAAGTTCTATTGCGAAGCCATCGCGGGTCAGTTTCCACGCGAGAGGAAAAAATCTTTACCCCGTCACCCGGCGAGCAGAGGAAGAAAACGAAAGACCCCCGGAGTATGAGTCCGGGGGCTTCTCGACAGGATCAGCGCAGGGAGTTCGCCAACACCTCCTGCTGCCGTGGTTAGCGGGTCATAAGCATATCCATCTTTCCCGCACAAGCGCACTCACGGCTTACGCCTCTTGTTAGTCTTCGTCCCCTTCGAATCCATCATCCTCGGCATCAGCCCGCATGTCCATGACGAATTCACAGAGGAAGTTGGCGATGTCCTCAGCCTCTTCCTCAGACAGGCTCCAGCGTTTAGCAGTGTCCTCCACCATGCTCTCTGTGAAGTTCTTGTCTGCTGCCTCCCACTCCATGTGAAGTGCGGTAACGGCGAGGATCACTCGGTCGGTGGGCGGTGCGTTCATTAGGTCAGGCATTGTCTTTTTCTCCTTTGTCGTTTGGTTTGTTCAGTCTGTAACCCTTAGAAACTCGTCAATGATGTCCATCTTTATTCCATGTGCTGAGGCTATCGAGAGAGCGAATCTCAGTTCTGCCAACTCTTCTGTGGTCATAGACAGGAAGACTCCGTGTTCGAGCCATCCGTATGTGTCAACGATGTCTATCTCCACCTAGCCATCATACCGACTCTTCAGGCCCCCTTTCGAGGACAGGGATCCCACTTGGAGGTTGACCTCTGTCCCTCGTGGAACCATCCGATGAACATCCAGCCACGGTCCTCGTCGAAGTCGTCCATTCCGGTGACGATCTCCTTGCACTCGGTGCAAGTACCGGCCCAGTTGCCACTGGAGGTCATCTTCTCGTCGATTACGTTGATCATCTTGGCTCCCTAGGTTCTTTCGGCTCCCTGCCGATATCTCTATCCAACCGTACTTTTGAGCAGATGTCAAGTAGGTTGGGGAGCCAAGTTTCCTCGGCTCCCCTCCCGGCTCAGATTGACATGAAGTGGCTTTCTCCAGTGCGAGAGTTACCAAGTAGGGCGACAACTGGAACCCAAGTGCCTTGCTCATCACACCAACTCTTGAACGAGTCGAGGAACTCGGTGACGTTGGAGTATCCGACAGTTCCGAAGAACTCGCCCGCCCATACGACCTTGTGCTGATCGATAAGCCAGTTGTGGGCGTAGACCACAATTCCATCGAACTGGAATCCGTCCTGTGCAACCCTTGCCCTCGGGCCGAACTTCTCGAAGATGCCTTCTCTTGTGAGCATTATGTCCTCCGTATGTGCGTCAACCCGGCTGTTTGCCGAATAAGTGAATCTTAGCAGGCAAGTTCTTTAGTTGTCAATCCCTACTGATGCGGGGAAATGTTCTCACTGCCTTGATGTGGGGGAATGTCCGCGTGACGAAATGGATCCCCGGAGTCAGAGTAAAGATTTTTTCTGCTGCCCTACATCACCTCGGAACAACAAAAACCCCGCCTAAGCGGGGCTGTTTGTTTGGGGATTAGATCCCGTCCTTTCGCTCATGTGTGCGGCAGAACGGCTGAGCCCAGTAGCCGTACCACTGGTAAGCATAGGCACCGCACTTGCAGCAGCGGTCGGGACCGAAAGGCATCTTCGGCTTCGGGGCGACCTTGATCTTCTCTCCGTTGCTGAGGGTAACGATGGGCATCTTTGGCTCCTTGTGTCGTTTCGGCTCCCTGCCGATATCTCTATCTAACCATACTTCTGTAGTGCTGTCAACTTCTGTCGGCGAGAGGAATGGGCAGGGCCGCTAGGGAGCGACCCTGCCCGCCGCCCTACGCCCTCCAGCGGCTCTCGTTCGCCTGCTCCTCGGTGGCCCACTCGTACTCGCCGGTCTCCTCATTGAGGAGCATGTAGTCGCCCTCGATCTCTGTCTGCGCGGCGAAGAGGATCATCTCGTAGAACTCCTTGCGCTCCGCACTGTCCATCGCCCACTCGAAAGCCGACTGCATGGCCATGCGAGGGAGCAGGGTCTCGTTGCGCCCCGACCGCTCGTAACGCATGAACAGGGCTTCGAACGCGCACCAAGAACGGTTCTTCTTGTCGAGGTTAGTGGTCTGCACTTCTGTCGCCTCCCTAGGCGTTTGGTTGTCGGCTCCCTGCCGACATGTACATTAAAGCATAGGTCTCTGACAGTTGTCAAGATTCCCGGCGGCGAAGGAGTGCTGAGTAAAGATTTTTTCCTTCCTCCCCCAAAAGGAAAAACTGGACAGGATCACTGCCCAGTTTTTCCAGCCACCCATGCGGGAATCGAACCCACCTACCATGCTCTTGCTCGTCTTGCACATGTCGCGCAACCAGCGCGCTATGGGAGCGGTGCATCTCTGTCCTAGAACCTCATGCACCCTGCTTGTGTGGCGGTCTCCCCCGAAGGGGTCACGGTGCGGGGTTGTGCTTTGTTGATAGTGCTATTTAAGCATACTTCCTGAGTCTTGTCAACTCTTGATCGTAAGCGAGCCGACTGACCCGGAGTCCAAAGATTTTTTCCTGCGCCTCTAGCGCCTTCGTCTTCACGTCCATTGGCCCTGCCCTCACCATTCGGTGAGGGCGCGGGCCTTCTGGGCGGCGCGCGTCTTCGCGCGCTTGGTGTTCCGGTGCGCGAACACCTGAACCTTCTGGTCCTGAACGTAACCCGCACGGGCCACGACGAACATGTCCTTGACCTTCTTCTGCTTCTTGCTCATTTGGGGCCTCCCTAGTTGGTGTCGTTCTGTATAGGTATATTCAACCACAGATTCGTTCATGTGTCAAGTTGACCGGAGTAGCCCCCGCTTTCGCGGGGGCCACTGAGTTGGTCAGTGATTCGCGAGCATCTCCTCGCGGGAGTCATACCAGTAGACGCCCACCCCGTCGGGGCTGTAGCCGTACTGGCCACCTACCCTGTAGTACCCCGCGTCGAGCGCACCCGCCTGACGGATGTCTTCAAACAGTTCCTCGGTGTACGAGAAGATTGCGATCATGTCTGCCTCCCTAGTGGCTTCGGCTCCCTGCCGATATGTATATCTAATCATAGTTCAGGGCTGCTGTCAAGTTCTGTTAGGCGTGGGGATCGAACGTGTCCCCGTAGCCGCAGAGCGGGCACTCCCACTCCAGTAGGTTTTCATCGCCCCACAGGGGGGGCGGTGACCGTGGCAGCGGGGAAAAGACCCTCGCCTACGGGCGGGGGTCTTTTGTTTTGTGTGCTGTCGAAGTCGGGGCTCCAAAGATTTTTTGGACGGGGCTTTTCTGATTTTTTCAGAAACGAAAAAAGCCCCCGCTTTCGCGGGGGCTTCCTTCCGAGCCTCAGCCGAGGATCGAGTTGAGGTGATCGAGGGCCTTCTGCTTCGTGCGGTAGGTCGTGCCCAGCGCCCCGTTAGCGGCCTTGAGGGCGGAGGCTCGGGACATCTTCATCCCGGTCTTGATCTCGAAGGCCAGAGCGTTCTGGATGACCTTGAGGCGGTAGAGGGCTACCGCGTCCGGGCCGCTAGCCATTGCGAAGGAACCATCCTCGCGGAACTCGAAGCCCTTCGCGCCGTTCTCGATTGCGCTCTGCGTGCTCTGCGGAACTGACATTTTGATCTCCCTAGTGTCTGTGCCAGCGGTCTTGCTGACAGGACTAAACTTACCTGATTAGAGAGTCGTTGTCAAGTCGAGATCGGATCGAGTTTTCCACAGTGCGATGAAGTGCGACACCAAACTTTTTTTCTCGCTCACCCGGTGGTCGCGGCGATTGCCATCTGTGCCCAGACTTCCGGCGTCTCGGTATCCGGCTGATACCCGCCCGCTCCTCCGAGCAGGATCGGATGTTCTGGGAACTCCGACCGAACGAGTGCGACCGCGCGGGTCAGCCCGCCAATACTGTAGGTCAGCGTAGAGAGAGGATCGTTACGCAGGCCATCGGCACCCATCGCGATCATGAGCAAGTCAGCGTTAAACTCACCGGCAAGCCGGATGAACTCTTCGACGTTCTCGTGAAGTTGAGCATCCCCTGCCTCGGCTTCCAGTGCAGCGTTGTAGACCCGCTGGCTTGGCACCGAGTAGTGACCCGTGCCGGGAAAGATCGTCCCGTCATGGATCGAGTACGTCAGGATGCTCTGATTCGAATACGTCAGGTTCTCCGTGCCGTCACCGTGATGCGCGTCGATATCGAGGATCGCCACTCGCAGGCCGAGTTGCGTCGCACGGATCGCGGCAATGGCAAAGTCAGCGAATACACAGAACCCGCTTGAGTGCGAGAACTGCGCGTGATGCTTCGCGCCGGGGAAGTGGACCGCAGTCCGATAGACACCTCGCTCGCTCAGCAGTGCGTCAAGAGCCAGTTGAGTCCCTCCGCACATTCTGAGGGCGAGCATGCCGAGATCCTCGTCCTGTCCGGACCACTCGCCACTGTACCCGTCAAGCACCTCAGCGATGTACCTCTCGCTATGCGCGAGCCGCATCACCCGGAAGTCTGGCACATAGTCAGACTCGATGGTCTTGACATCAACACCTTGCCCTGCCGCGAGGTCGTGCAGCCGCTCGTGCGCCTTGATGAACCGTCGCCCCTGTGTAGGGTGCGACGTGTCGAATACCCAGTTTCGGTAGTCGTCTGTGTGTACTTCGATTAGTCTCAATTTCTTCCCTTACACCTTCTCGTTTAGGTCCGGAGTGAGTCCGGCCCACTCGCTCATGGGCTTGATCGACATTCCTCCGAAGTAGTCCTCAAGCGCTTCCTGAGTCCCGCACTCCGAGCAGATCTCCGTACGGTTGTCGAGTCGGGAGATCGCTCCGGGGTACGCACCCGGTGTCACGTTGTTCGGAATGTACCCTCCGCATCGGGGGCACGTCGGTCCTTTTGTCATTGCTGTCTCTCTTCCTGTTGTCGTTCGCTTATAGATACAAGGTACTCCTCTAGAGAGCATCTGTCAAGTTGATCGACCGACCGGGGCGGCGCGTTGGCACACACCTAGGGAGAGGTTGCCACCCCGGTCGGAAGTCTCACCCGGCCCGACGACCGATCTTGGTCATCGACTCAGCCGCAGCCCGCCCGATCTCAGCCGCAGCCGCAGCCGGGTCCATCGTTCCTGCCACGAGGCTTGCCGTAGAGGACACAGAGAGGATCTCACGGGCGTAGTGGCCGTGGTCGAAGGGAAGCCACAGAACGCCGACACCGGCCTCCTCGCATCGCTTGACCCACTTCTTGGCAGCAGCGATCTGCGGAGCCGTGTAGCAGCCGTCAGAGACCACCACAAGCAAGCGAGCGCCCGCTCCGTAGAGCAGGTTGAGAGAGCCGTCAAGAGCGCAGAACGCCTCGTCAAACTTCTCAGTGCCGTCAGGCGCGGTGTAGATCCGAACCTCGCTCTGGCGCTCTCCCGGCTTGAGCGTCGGGAACACTGCGCTGCCGTAGTAGACCATCGCGGTCTTGGCCTGCACCCGGTAGCCCGCCTCAGACATGACCCACGCGGTAGTCGCCATCGGCTCCATCGCAGAGCCCATCGAGCCGCTAATGTCCACCATGATCCCGACAGTCAGCGTCGGCTCGTCAGTGTGCTTGCGAGCCTTGCGCTGCCACATGTCTACCTGAGTCATGCGACCCTGCGCTCGATTGGCGGCATCCTGCACCATCGCCCGCGTGCGGAGACGACCGGGAGGAAGCACACTGCGAGTCTCAGTAACGTCCCGCTCGCGGTACTTGGCGCGGTCCAGAGCGCGTGCCACCTGAACCGCAGCGGCGCGCTCAGACGGAAGCGGCGCACGAGTCCTGTGCAGACGAGAGCCGCTGCTCCTGCCACCCTCGCGGGGGCGAGCGAATACCTTGCTTGCCACGTTGGTGTGAGTCTTGCGCTCGTCAGCCTCAGCACGACGCTCATTGACGACACCCTCCCACGCCTCTGCCTGCTCCTGATCTGCGAGGTCATCGTTGTTGTTGATCGCGACCTCCTCAGCCGCATCCTCCATGCGAGCCAGAGCCTCAGCGATGATCTCCTTGATCTCCTCGTCAGAGAACTTGGGAGCCTTACCGGGGCCATCACCCTCACCCTCGCCCTCGTCGCCAGACTCGCCACCTTCTCCCGGCTCTCCCGGCTCCTCGCTCTCGCTCGTGGCCTCGCGCACCAGACGCGCCCACTCGCGGGCGACAGGGTAGAGAGGCTCGATGTGGGTGTGCATGTCGTGAGCCTGTGCCTTGCGGATCAGAGCGCAGAGAGACTCCACGAGGTCGAAGCCCAGAGCCTCCTCGATCAGGTCAGTCAGGTCAGCCATCTCGTCGGCGTCAAGGATGCCAGCGAAGATTCGGGGGTAGACCAGACCGACAAGGTTGGTCAGACCGCGCAGAGAGGCATCCTCGTTAAGGTGCTCCTTGGCGTCCCCGATCACAATGTCCATCGCGCAAGCGCGGAGGAACACTCGCGAGGTGGGGTCATCCTTGACTCCGAACGCCTCGATACGACCCTCCTCCAGCAGCACCAGAGCGTCGAACTCGTCGCGCTTGAGATCCTTGCTGGCAGTCTCCATGTCCCAGCCAGAGTAGCGAGCGTGGTACGCCTCGTGGCGAATCGCTCCGCAGGCACGAGCGTACTCGTACTGAGTCGAACGATCAGTGAGTGTGCCAATGTCCTCAGGCTTGATGTGGGGTCCGAACGCCGTGGTGACGTTGACCTCGATCTCGGCCAGCGCGGGCGAGTAGCAGGCGGGGGCCGGACCTCCAGCACCGGGGCCGACGTAGGCCACGAGGTCGTACCTCGCTGCCCAAGCGTTGGCGAGGGTGGAGATCTCAGCGCCGATCCGAAGCCACTCGGGGGGCGTGTGCCCTCCCTTGCGGTGGGCGGTGTGGTTGATGTGTGCCATTATGTCTCTCCTGTCGTTGGCCGCTCCCTGCGGCATTAGTACGATAGTAGCAGGTGTCTATGATGCTGTCAATTCTTCCCTAGGTGGGCCGGGGAGCCGCACCCAAACGACTCCCCGACCCAGCGCCAAGATCCGCTAGGGATCAGATCTTGGCGGGCTTGCACTCATCGCCGAACACCCGCGTGAGAACGTCAGCCACGATGGGCCGGTCGATCTCAGGTGCAGCAGCGAGCAGGTTAGAGATCGCGAACTTGAGTCCGAACGTCTCCGCAATGTCGCGGAAGGCGAGCAACTCTCGCATCTGCGGAGCCCACATGCACTCCTGCGAGTCGCGCTTCTTGTTGAGGTTCTGCGCTGCCGTGACGACAGTCGTCGGGACGCCCAACTTGCGAGCGAGCGACCAGTCAGTCGTCATCTCCACCTGATTGGTGAAGCGCGACAGGAGAGCCTCAGAGAGCCGAACGCCGGGGGCGTTGGGGTTGGTGGCAGCCACGACGTAGAAGTCAGGGTGGGCCTTGATCGAACCCATCTCAAGGTTGGCATTGACAGTGATCTCGCGGCGTCCATCCATGAGTCCGTAGAGGATCGACAGAACCTTGGAGTCAACCAGTCCGATCTCGTCAATGAAGTAGACCTTGCCCTCGATGGCGGCGCGAATCATGTCGCCATTGATCCAGACGAACGTGCCACTCGGGGTCTGGACATAGCCTCCCGTGAGGTCGGAGACCTCAGTGTCGCCAGTGCCCATGAGCGTGTAGAGATCGCTCCCGAACGCTGCCTCCACGAGCGCAGTCTTGCCGCAGCCGGGCTCCCCGTAGATCAGCGTGAACATAGGAGACCCACCTGAGAGGTAAGCCTTCTTGGTCTGCTCACGCGCCTTGCGGAGGACCATCACGTCCTGATGCTCACCCCATGAGCGAGCGTGGTACTGCTCACCATTGGGCCGGACGAACACGTCATCACCACTAGCGATGACAGGGCCACCCGCGAGAGCAGCAGCAGTGGCAGCAGCCACGCGAGGACGAGCAGCCACGCGCTCTGCATAGCGTCCCTGAGGCAGCACCTGAGCATTGAGCCGCATGGCAGCGTTCTCATCGCCAGCGAGCAGAGACACCTCCATGAGGCGCTCGTAGAGCGATACCCCAGAGGGGTCAAGGTTGCCCAGAGGGCGGTACTTCTCGACAAGTGTAGTGTGTGTCATTTCATTTCTCCCTAGGTCTCAGAACAGGTTCTCGGGGAAGCCAGCGGCCTCACGAGTCTGGTTGATTCGGTAGATGATCTTGGTGGGTGTCTTGAGTGCGAGAAGGTCATCCATGTCCTTCTTGGATGCCTCAACCACGATGGGGTGCTTCACCATCTCCCATGAACCACCCATCATGGAGTTGAGCAGCGAGTGGCAGAATCCCAGACGAGTGTCTGCGAAGTCAGCGTCGAAGGTGTTGGGCTCACCATCGACAACGAACTTCCGCACCTCTCGATCAGGAGCAGATGAGATCTTCCACTGCTTCTTGGGTGTGATCGAACTGACCACTCGGCGGTGGATCTTCATCCCCACGAAGCGGCCATCAGTGGTGAACCCATCCGGAGTGAAAAACATCTGAAGGGTGCTGCCGCCCTGTCGGAATTCCGAGTAGACAACATAGCCCTGAACTGGCTTGTCCTTGTCTAGCATTTCCCTAGTCCTTTCGTCATTTGGGTGTGTGTTGCTTTGTTGGTGTAACAGTAGCAGTTGGCTGAGTTTGTGTCAACTCGGCGTTCCCTAGTGGTGGTTGTCTTTCGTCGTTGGCACCATTATTGCGTACTGCACTGACACTGGTCAAGTCCAAAAGCAAGTTTCCGGGGGATCGTTATCGTTTCGTGACCTTCCGCAGATCGAGACAGGATTGCAAAGATTTTTTCCGGAACTACCCGGACATGCAAAAGCGGGCCGGAAGTTTTCTGACCCGCTTCTGCTTGGCTAACCTCTCAGACTTCTTCGACCTCCAGAACCTCTCGATCCTGCTCGTCGTACACCTCTACGTTCTTGACCTCGACCAGCCGAGCACCTTGGCTCAGCAGCCAATCGATCAGGTCATCGTCCATCAGGTCAGGCTCGGCGTGGCGAATCTCGTCAAGCGTCATGTCTGACTCCCACTGCCACTCCTCCCTGACAGTCGCAGTGCAGGTTGTCTTGATTACGATGCGGCTCATCATGCGCTCCCTACGCTCGTAGTTACCTGAGTGATCTGGTGGTCGTAGCCCCAGACGGAGAAAGTCGGGTCGCCTGTGACGTAGCCATCGAATCCCGGCTGCCCATTCTTTATGTTCTCGTGGCGATCTGTGACGATGACGGTACGGTAGTCCATACCGAAGGTCTGGTAGGTGATCTCGTCCCCCACCTTGTAGTCGATGCTCATGTGTTCATCCCTAGTTTGTGCTCGCTCCCTGCGAGTAGTCAAACAGTACCAAACTTCTGTGACAAGCGCAAGTCCTACGCCTCAGAAAGTTTTCCGCCTAGCGACCCCAAAGATTTTTTCCTGCGGCCCGCGCTCAAAACGCGGAAGGACGGGGCCGGGATTTCTCCCGACCCCGCCCTCCTCGGGTCACTTGGTGGTGACTCGGGGGTAGGTGGTGGTGGTCAGCGTAGCCTCGTACGCCTCGGGGTAAGCCTCCGCGAGCAGGTCGCGGTTCGTACCCTCGCGCTCGATCATCTTGATCTTCACGCGGTCCACACCGCCGATGGTGCCAGTCTCGGCACCGCCCATCAGCGCGACGAGCGCGTCGCGAGCAGCGTCTGCCTCTTCCTTCATCTTGGCAGCAGCGGCGCGCGCGGTGTTCATGCGCTCGATCAACTCCTCGGCGTTCGTGCCATCCAGCACCGCCACGTTCTCGATGGTTTCGGAGACAACCTCGACCACTCGCTTCTCGAATCGAACACTCACTTGGATCACTCCCTCTTTCGTCGTTTCCGGCTATCTGCCGGTAAGTAGAACATTACACGTTTGGTCTGACATCTGCAAGCCCAGACGGGGTGTTTCTTTGGATCGTTATCTTTCTGTGACCTAGTACCCGCAGTCGTTGCCGAATACCTCGCGCATGAGCCGCGTGAACTTCCACGTTGGCTCGGAGTCCTCGGCACCGAAGTGCGCCCACTCGCGCTGAGCCTTCCCGAAGATTTCCCACGCTTCGCGGGGGTTTCCGCAGGAGAGAGCCTCAGTGGCAGCGGCATTGAGTGCGGTAACGCACTCGTTGTGGTGGATCGTCACTTGCACCAAGTCTGATGCCCCTCCCTCGGCCATGACCTCGGGCGAGAAGATTTCCCACTGTCTCCCTGTCAGGTCAACAGTAGCCTTGACATTTGTAGTCAGTCCTTCCATATCTTTCACCTCCTAGTTGTTTGTGCTGATAAGGACACTCTACTCGCTTCTATGATGAAGCGCAAGTTGAGAGGCCCGTCGTTACCGAATCGTTATGTTGTACCCGCGCCGCGTCGTAAAGATTTTTTCCCGCACGCCGCGAGGCGCGCGCGAGCACGCGACCCCGACTCCTTGTGGAATCGGGGCCGCGTGATTCTCAGCGGGCGTTCGCTGCGAGCCTAGCCTCTGCTGCCTCTCGCGCTCGCGCTCGGCGCTCGCGCTCGGCTTTGTTGTCAGCCGCCTGCCCGTCGTACTTCGTGAGCGCGTGCCCCAACTCCGCGAGTGTCGTGAACTTCGGGGAGTAGAACGACGAACCGTCCGTAGCCTGCAGGTTGAGTCCCTCTCGGTCGCACAACTCAAGGCTTCTGGTTGTCTCGGTTCCGGTGACGAATCCGTATCGGTCGGTGGTGTTGTGGATCCAGTGCATCACCTTGACGCACACACCCTCCTCAAGTTCCACTACCGTGCCATTCCCCCATTGCGCTCCAGTGGATTCCGACCGCTCCGTCTTGTGCGCTCGTACCGCCTTGCCGGTGATGCCGAGCAAGTCCTTCACGATGCTCTCGCCTGCCCGTGCGTTCTCGTTCCACCAACGCTTCTCGTCGGCCTTCTGCTTCGCCTCTTCGGCTTCGATTGCTGCGCTTGCAATGTCTCTCAGTCCCACTTCGATCACTCCCTTGTGTCGTTTGTCGTTTTGTTTTCCCGACCGTGAGCCGGTAGGTGAAGTCTACTCGCCTACCGGCCCACTGTCAAGTCCTACTTCTTGGACCGGCTGAACACCACGTCAGCCTTGCCGAAGACGCAGAGTCCGCACCGGACGCACGCCGATCCCTCGGCACTGATCAGCGGGAGCCTGCCCGCATTCTCGGGGCACTTCGCCCCCGGCTTGCCCGTGAGTTCCTTGAGCGCCGCCTGACCCGTCTGGAAGTTCTCAGCGAGCCACGCGAGGTTCATGCCGTAGGTCTTCTTCAGCATGGCAGCAATCGGCGCGTTAGCCGAGTCTGCCGAGAAGTAGAGCGAGAGGTTCGGCAGCGCCGCCTTGTGAATCATGACTGCAGCGCTCACGACCCGCGTGTAGACCCAGAATTGAACGTCCGAGTGCTCGCGCACCACGGCGACCCACGCGCTCGCGTAGTCGTCCGAGAAGAAGTCCCCGTCCCAGTGAATGCGGAACAGCAGGTCCGCGCCACGCTTGACCGAGTCGGCCTTGAAGTCTGCCACCATACCCGAGAGAGCCTCGGCCATGCCAGCCTGATCAAGAGACTGCAGCGTGTCGAAGTTGTGCGTGAGCACGTCGCGCACGCCCTTGTAGATAATCTCCAACTTGCCCGCGTAGCAGATGAGTTCGCAGACCTCGGTGGCACCGGGGCAGGAGTAATTCTTTCCGGACGGGAGTCCGAAGGTGTTCGCAATGAAGGCGGCGGTACCCTTCGGGTTCACTGCGTTGGTGACCTTCCGGTCCTTGCTTCGCTTGAGTGTGGTTGACACTGGTTGTTACCTCCCTAGGTGTTGTTCTGACATTAGAGAGAATAGCAGGAATCTCTCTATGATGCAAGTCCAAACGGCAGGAGAGTTTTCGGGGGCAGGAAAGTAGTAACGCGAGACGTTGCTAGCGCGCGAGCGCAAAGATTTTTTCCGAGTCCGCGCAACGAAAAAGCGGGACCGAAGTCCCGCCTTTTCGTTTTTGACTTTTTAGAGCAGCGCCCAGATTTGCTTGCTGGCGATGAACGCCTCACGGGCTGCGAGGATCGGCTCACCTGTAGCAGCGAGCACGAACGATTCGTACCTGTAGGGGTTGTACGACACCCGCACCCAGCCGAGACGTTCCACCGTCTCGGCGTCGACCGGAGCACCGCCTAGCAGCCCCTGCCAGTTCACGACCGTACCGCGAACGTAGGCGTGGACGTTCTTGCGTCCCTCGGCGCGCACCTTGGCGTTGCCAGCGGGCTGCACCGCGAATCGTACATCCGTGAGCCACACCATGTCCGCGTGCCATACCTTGCCGCCTTTGACCGTAGGCCGTGCCGACAAGCAGTTCTTGTGGAGGTTCCAGTAGCACTCCACTCGCGTATCTGTTTTCATCACGTCATTCACCTCCCTAGTGTGTGTCGTTCTGATGTATGAACTCTATCGCACTTACTCTTGAGTGTCAAGTCTATCGAGAACGGCAAGCACATCTCTGACTGCGAGCGCGTACCCTCGACCGAAGTCGCGGCCAGTGGTGGCCGCCTGCTCCGGCAACTTGGCGATTAGTTTCCGTAGTTCCTCATTCATGTGCTTCTCCTCTCTCGGTTGTTGTAGTGCCCAGACTATACCTTGCATTATTTCTTGTCAAGGCGGCGCGCATCCGTAAAGATTTTTTCCGCGCGTTCTGCTTCGGGAAAAGACAAAGCCCCGGAGGGGGATCCGGGGCCTGCCTTCTCCTAGGGAGGAGTGGTCTATTTCTAGCACTCCTCCGGAGTCTCTGTCAACTCGTCTCGACGATCAGAATCTGTCCGAGTCCGAGACCGATACCGACCCCGTAGTCGCTGAAGTGGTCCTCGCACATGTAGGCCCACGCCCCCTGAGTGGTCTTGCCGTCGTAGAGGGCGACGGTCTTCGTACCGCTCATCTGGCAGTAGTCGCAGTACTCTTCCTTTGCGATGACTGCAGTCGTTGTGTCCTTTTGCAACCTGATCACATCCCTGTGTCGTTTGTCTCGCCAGCGTCTTGCTGACATGTAGAACAGTACCATGCCGGTATGACACCTGTCTAATCGAAACGGCTGTCGTTATCGAATCGTTACCTTGACCCACTTCATCACGGCGTCGCAAAGATTTTTTCCACTCCGGCGCGCTCGCCCAAAAAACTAGAAAAGCCGGGGCAAGTTTTCCAAGCCTGCCCCGGCTGTTTTTCTAGGGAGTGTCAGTTGGTATTTGGTTGCGCCTCAAACTCTCCGACCATGCCGTAGTTGTGGCAGGTCATGCATGAGATGTTCGACGTGTTCGTCCATTCGATGCTCTCGACGTACTCCGATCCGTCATCGTGCATCACGGCCACCGCAGTGACTGCAATGGCGAACGGTCCCTCCGATCCGCACTGGGGGCACTCGATGCCCGCGAGGCAGTTGGTATTCATGCCTTCACCTCTTCGCGTCCCTCACAGTGCAAAACGCAGTTTCCGCATTCGCCACACCATTCGACTTCCTCACAATGCATTCCGCATACATCGCAGCGAGGTTCCGAATCATCATCCCACCATTCAGGCTTGGTGGAATAGGAGATTTCCCATGTGCTAATCACCTCGGAGTCCTCATCCTCCTCCTCAGGAGCCGGACTCATTTCCTGCTTGATCGCTCGCCGGTAGTCACTGGTGAGCCGCTGGAACAGGTCGATCTGCTCCGGCGTCGGGTGAGACTCAATCTCCTCCGTAATCGCATTCATGACCGCGCCGGGGTAGTCAAGCATCTCGGCCCAAGGCCAGTATTCTGGACTGCCCATGTCCGGGCCAACGTCCTCAATCACGAGGGTGACGACGTAGGTGCTCATGCCGCCACCTCCACTCGCGTCGGTACCTGCATTTCCTTGCCTCCCTAGTCGTTGTGTCGTTTGTCGTTGTCTTGCATGGTCAATCTATCATACCTTTGATGCGCCGCGCAAGTCCTGAATCTGGTCGTCGATCAGGTTCATGATCGTGGTCTCGTCGTCGTTGTACGGGTCCACGAGGATCGAGAATCCAAGGTACGTCCCATCCCTGAACGATCCCACAGAGCCATAGTGCGCGATGGCAAACGGCTCCGGTTCGGTCCACTGGACGAAAGAGTTCCGTACGGTAAGGCGTCCTTCCGTGACCTCGTATCGGCACAACATGCCGTCCTCGCCACGCCATACCGTGTACGAGCCGTCCTTGACGAACGGCGCGACCACCGCGAGGAACAAGTCCTCCTGTCCAGTCTTGTTGTCGTACCCGACAAGCCCGACATTCCCGGTCTCGGGGTCGATCTCGGTGTCGAAGCCCAGCGTTTCGAACACCTCCTGCACGCTGGTGAGCGTGCCCAACTTCGGCATCCATGAGAACCACTTCTCCTGCGGCTTATCCCCGCCGATCACGCCGCCGCGCTTCAGCGCGTCGAAGCGAACGTCCATGCCGTGGATCGCCGCGAGAACCTCGGGGGTCTCGGGGATCGTGAAGTCTGCTGCAATAAGTGTGACGTAGTAACCCATTTCTATCTCCCTAGTGTTGTTTGTCGTTGTGTTGTCTTGATGATGCGATCTTACACCTATCCATTATTTCTTGTCAACCCCGTAGGGCTTCTTCCTTGCCGTAGGTCTTGGCGTACTCGACAATGTTCCGAATGCACTCCTCGATGTAGTACGAGTGCGCTGGAATCACCATCCGAATCTGCGGCATGTCTTCGACCGTGCCGTCGTAGAACGTGATGTCGTACCCACCCTGTCCGTTGATAAGGATAGAGGTCTCGGGGTACTCGTAGTAGGTACTCATGCCATCACCCATTCCTTTGCGTCAGCCAGAGTCTCGAAGGTCTTGCTCGCCGGGTGTCGACGCCACATGCCGTTGTCGTAGCCGCCGACGATTGATGGGTGGTAGACGATCCACCAAGCACGTCCGTCACTGGTGATCGGGTTGGTGCGTCGGATGACGTATCCGTTGGTTGCCTCGTACAGGCCGGGCCGTTGACGATGCACCTCGACGGGACTTCCGAACTTCATACTCGGCCTCATGCCGTCACCTCCCCGCTCCAGACGAAGTACGCGCCGCTCTCGCTCTTGGCGAAGGCGACGGAGACGCCGCGCGCCTCTGAGCGGCGAGCCGACTCAAACGCCTTTTTGGCGTCGAAGAAAACGCGCTCGCGCTTCCACTTCTCGCCCTCGCGCATAATGTCGGCGAACGTGAGGTTCTTGAACTGAAGGTCATAGTTGACCGTGGTGTTCTGCACTTTGATCACTCCCTTGTGTCGTTTCGTCATTTGGTCTTGCTGAAGCAAGGTTACACCATCAGGTGTCTTGCTGTCAACTTCAGGCGTCCTGCCTAATGTGGAAGGTACACCCTCTATGATGCTCGTGTCAAGCGTTCGAGCATTGGCCCGGTGAGTCGCGTGCCACGCGAGTCGAGCGCGTCGTACATGCAGGACTCGGAACAAAAATTTTTTATTAGGTCTCGTCGAGGGTCCGGGTGCTTTCGTCGAATCTCGTAACTTCCGTACTCGGTCATGTCCTTGCCGCACTTGTCACACGGTGCCACGAGTGTCACCCCTTCCTCCTTCTGGGGTTCGGATTCACAGGCATTCGCAAAGATTCTTTCGACGGCGGCGGGTCAGGGAGTTCTTTCCCTTTGTGGCATTCGCAGTCGCATCGGCGCACTTCATCGTCGGACCAGTGCTGGCGGTAGACCTGTCGGCAGTTCTCGTGATGGTTGTCCATGCACCATCCGAATCTCATGCGACCCAGATTCTCACTGCTGGAACGCAGGGGTCTAGCCCCTCCTCCCAGTCCATGTCTTCCTCGGCGGTACCGGGCAGGCCGTCATGCGTGCTGCACACCGGGCTGCTTATCCAGCCGCGCTCGACTCCCTCTTCGAGCCAGAGCACGAACTTCTCATGCTCATCCGCAGACAGTTCGACGCGGTCAATCGGCGGATGTGCCGTTGGATCTGTCACAGGTCGATCTCCTCTGGGATCGGGTCGAGAAAGCCCAAGCCGGGGTCGAAGGTCTCGGTGCGCTCCCAGCCGATTCCGGCGCAACGGTACATGCGTCCGTCGATGATGACGTAATCGCCAACCGAGAGCGAGGTATGAGTCCGTGCCTCGGACAGCGGTTGAAGCGCGTCCCAGAGATCACCCTCGTAGAGGTTCGTGTCACGGAACACTTTCTCGCAGATGTCCTCGTCCGGCACGCCGTCCGTGTAGTACTCGATGGTCTTCGTCGTCACAGGATCCTTGCCGACCTCGGCTGCCCACCGCGCGCCGGTCGCCCATACAACCTGAATCTCCGTCATTTCGTCTCCCTGAGTAGTGGTCGAGGTACGACCTTACCTACTAATCCGTGCCGTTGTCAAGTCGCTTCTGGAACTCGGACTTGATCCCCTGTGAATCGAAGAAGTCGCGGAACTTCAGGAAGTGCGCTTCAGTCACCGCGTACGACTTGATGTGCGGAGACGTGGCTCCAGTGTGGCAGTACATGTTGAACCCGGCATCATGGACCATGTTGCAGAAGTACAGATCCTCGCCGAACCATCCGTCACCATCGGGCAGCGGGTAGTCACGGAACCAGCAGCGGTCGAGGTATTCAGGTCCAGCCTGCTCAGCGATCTTCTCGAACACGGATCGATGCACGAGCATGAATCCCGCGCCCGCACCGTCGATCTGGACTACCGCGTTCTCCGGGTAATGCGTGATCACATGAAAGGAATGCTCTTCGTTCCTCATGTAAATCGTCGGCATCGGCAACGGGTACAACTCGCCAGTGTCGTTGGCAGCAAAGTACAGCCCGGAGATGACAGGCCGCTCCTTGGCGTCCGCCGCACTGATGAGCAAGTCGAACGCTTCGAGGTAAAACCGCTGGTCGGCGTCAAGCATGAACAGCCACTCAGCCGTGCCGCTTGCCAAAAAATTTTTTACCATGCGGTTCCGACCACGAGCGATCAGGTTGTCGCACTCGTTCACGATCCCGGCGAACCGATCCGCTCGGGACGCGCCCATCAGGAACAGGTCATGTGCGAACGGGCCGCGTGTGACTCCGTTGTCGACATATCCGACGACAACCTTTTCGTTCGGGTTCATAGCGGTACCTCCGCGCTAATGGTTTGGATGCTGCAGACTCTGCAGAACTCTATCTCGGATCGGCTGCTAAACGTGTTATCGCACAAACGGCAGAAGTGAAACCACCATCGTTCGCGCTCAGACTCCGTCGTCGACATGGCCGTTCTTCTCAGAGTACGAAGACACTGCGGCCTGAAGAGCGGCCCATGCCTTCATCTCCGCCTCGCGGTTCTCATCCGTGCCGCTTGCCATCAGCGCGGTGGTGGTCTCCATCCACGCCTGCCGTGCCTCCGTCACTTTCTTGGAATTGCTCATGTCTGCTTCCTCACTTCGGTGGGTGTCATTTCGTTTCATAGTACAGATCTAAATCCGTGTGTCAATCCTCCGAGCCGCTAGTCCACGTCATGTAGCAGGTCGCTCCGATGACAGCGATAAGTGCCACCACCAGACCGACAGCCAGATAGAGACCGATTGACAGTAGAGCAAAGATGGCTCCGGGGATCACCGTCACCAAGAGGGCTACCTTTTGAGACATGCCCGCGTGGTAGAGCAGCCGTGCCGGTAGCACTGGCCAAACGAAGATCAGCGCTAAGAAGGCGAGGAACACGACGGACCCGGCGCTGTCGTCCTCGCCCTTCAGGCGCTCGTTGATCTCCCACGCCTTGCCAAATAGCAGAATAGTGAACATGGATCATTTGTATCATAGAGATCTTACTCAGGTCAAGTCGTCGTCGACCGTCATCGGTTTCAAGTACGCGGTTTGATCGAAGGCAGAGACGAACTCCGTTCGAGACTTCAACTCGTAGAGAGTGTCGTCAAGTCTGACTAAGTCCCGTTCCTGCAGTCCCGAGCCGCCCTCGACTTCAGGCATCGGTGAGACCTTGTCATACAGCGGGCCGCTGCAGGCAGCGGTCTCCTCGACGAGTCGACTGAGGATCTCGTAATGATCGTGCTCATCGGAGAGCGTAAAGCGGCGGCAGTTATCCGAGCCTGCTCGCATCCAGTAGACCGCAACCTTCACTTGCCCACGCCGATCACCCGGTCCGTGAGGATCTCCAAAGACCATCGGATTCCGGGTTCGAGGTGCGAGTACCGCTCGCTGTCAGCAACCTTTGACATCTCGTCTTTCAATCGGTCGAGGATGTCTTCGAGCAGTCTCATCCGTGTCGCTGCGAGCAGCCGCTCGACATCGCGCTCGAAGGAGTTTCCCTCGCCGAGGCGAAGTCGGTCGAGCGCATCAATCACGGTCTCGGCATCCTTGCCTGCCCGTTCCACGATTCGGGGTTGGATGTCGGACAACGGCATGCCGGGCAGATGAGAGTCCAGCAGCGCGTCCGATCCAACCCGGATCCGTGGATCGTCCATGACTAGAGGGCATCAATCTGGTACTGGTACTCCGGGCAGTACGCGGCCACCGCCGCACCGCCGAGGTACGCGGCGAATGTTCGCATCTCCTCGTTGTTCGGGTACTCCTTCACGAAGTACACGGCGTACTCGCGCACGGTCGTGCCGCTATCGAATACGTCGCACGCCGAGTGTCCGAGTTCGATCAACTTCTCGTCCGTTGCAGAGTCGACGTACGAGTTGCCCTTACTGCGAAGAAGCGCGATGTACGCGGCATCCTTGACCGAGCCGCTGTCTACCGTCTCCGCTGGTGCGGGTGCAGGAGCGGGTGCGGGTGCTGCAGCGGTCGCTGTTACCGTCACGGTCGAGGCCGTGCCGCTTCCCGACCCGCAGGCCGTAAGCACGAGTGCTGCAGCGGCTAGGCCCACGGCCATGCCGATCTTGGTCTTGTACATCGTTTCCTCCGTTGTGTATTTGAAGTGCTCTAAGGCACTCACTTACACCATAGCGTGATGCACTCGATATGAACAGCCCGTGCCGCTAAAAATTTTTTTTGGCTTCCTCTGCAGCATGCACGTTTTCCTTGTGATGAATTGTGCTTGCCAAATGAAAGTACCGATATTCACTCACGGCAATCGACGTAATCATCACCACGCACAGCGTGGATTGAACGACTGTCATTAGGACTAGAACTGAAATAAATAGATCAGGCATCTCATGCCTCCGGTCCCCCCGCGCCTCAGCGTAGGCATTGCGTTGTCGCTTGCCGTCAATTCGAGTGTAACCCCGATTAGAAAAAGGGCTTAGGTCCCAAGTACGGTTGTTTCTTTGATCTGATGCATAGCATGCATCATATCAAAGAAACAACCTACAGTCAAATCCGCGAGGCCGCTAGGTCGAGAAGGCGCACAAGATTGGTCGCAGCGTTCGTCCGTGCCGTCATCCGAATATGCTCTTCTCTTGTCTTGCACAACTCGATGTCGGACTGAAGTTCCTCAACGAGCACGGCTGCCAAGTTCGCGATCTCTTCGATTTCTTCACGCATCGAGTTCTCCTTCTTCGATCTCAACGACCTCGGCATCGATCACTTCGTCCTGATTGTCCGTTTTGTGCTGGGCAGCCTCGACGGTCACGGCTCCTGCAGCAAGACGGGCCAGCCGTTCGGCAACGACCTGAGCGGCAGGCCGCGCATCCGTCACCTCGACGCCCATGTCAATCTCCATGCCGCCTCGAACTCCGGCACGGTCGAGGATCTCCGTTGCAGCCTTGAGCCGAACCGGCTCAGATACAGCGGTTTCCATCATCTCTTCGAGGACATCCACCGCGTACGGTGCGGCTTGGATGATCTTCTTCCGTGCCCGCTCGATGTCCTCGCCCGGTTTACGGGCAGACCGTAGATGGACTCGGCACATGCCGTCATCCTGATGACGACCCGATGCCCACAGCATGCAGCGGATACCGTCTGACTTGATCACGCGGCATCGGGTCGGGAGCACCTTCGGCGCACGCCGCTCACTCGACGGTCCGCCTGCCAGTTGCTCGGCTTGCCACCCCTTGGTCGCACCGACCACCCACGGTGGCGCGATACGGCATGCCGCCTCGTCGACCAGTAGGTCGAGCCCGGTGACATAATCCGAGTTCATGTCTTTCGGGTCGACGAGCAGCGGTCGCTTCTCGGCGAGCGACTGGATCCGTCGCTCCTTCATCGCCTCCGGGGACCGTGCCGCGATCAGTCCGGTCGGGTTACCAAAACTATCATAGACCGGCTGCCATTGCAACTTCGCTCGACGAAGGGCAGCACGGTTCTCGTAGGTGTCCTCGCACACCCCTCGCTCGATCTCGGGCAGGCCGATGGCTGCCAGATCGGGTCGAGTGTCGATTGGCTCCTCGACGACGGGCTCGCCTGCTCCCTCTTCGACGGGCTCGCCGCCGTACACCAGTTCAGACATGGGTCAAATGTACCAATCAATAAAAATTTTGCCCGACAAAACTGAAGCGACCGGGCCGTGGGGAGTTTTTCCCGCACGACCCGGTCCAACTTCTCGATGGCGTCGTAAAGATTTTTTCCTACTCGCCAGTAACTTACGGTTTTCAGCCTCCGGCGGGGAGGTCATCGACGTTCTCCGTCGACGGACCGATCTGGTCAGGAAGCGGGTTGCCCGAGCCAGCCGTGCCGTTTGACACCGAGCCGTTGCCGTACATGATGTAGCCGGGGTTCATCCAGTTGACGATCACGGGCAGGATGGACAGGATCGCTGCCCACAGCACCGCGAGCCACTGATCACTTGACAGATCCCACGGGGGAGACTGGAGAGCGAGGAACGCGGTGATCGCGGATACCACGAACACCCGTGCCCACGTCCCGATCATTGCCTTGACTTGGTCTGGCATCTACAGCACCACCTTGAATAGTTTGGACTTCGAGCCTAGTGTCGAGAGACTGGTCATGCCGGGGATGCCGTCAGCGTCCGTGCCGGTGTACCCGAGCCTCCGCTGCCACAAAGCATACCCTACTCGAACGGATTCGTCAAAAACATCCTGAACCCGGATACCACGGGTGATACCAACGGCTCGAAGGCCCTTGGTCACCAGCAGCACATCCACGTCCTTGCCCTTTCGCCGTGCCGCCCGCTGAATGTTCGACAGGTCGACGACCGAGTCGGGCTTGGGTACAGGCTTCGGAGGTACTGGCGGTTTAGGTGCAGGGGCATGCTTGGTCTCCCACATCTTCTGAGCGTTGGTCCGAAACACCGAGATGTCGTAGAGGGTGTCGTTCTTCCGGCCTCGGGTCGGGTGGTAGTAGGACAGGCCCATCTCCGGGCCACCGTCAGTCCAGCCCTTGTGGTTGATCAGATGGTTGAAGTTCTCCCAGTTCGAGACCTGACGCAGGGCACTGTCCATTCGTGCCGTCGAGTCGAACATCTCGTCGGTGAAGTCCTGCTTGGTCCCCCACGACTCGTGCTCACGGCCCCAGAGCATCAGGTGGCCAAGATCCTTCGGCACGCCGTAAGCAGGCCACGGTCCACCCTTGCCAGAGTGCCAGCAGGACAAAGCGGACATAATAATCACCGAGCCGTCACGACGGACGACCTCGTTGCAGCACGGGTAGTTGTAGCCCTCGGAGCGACCGTCGCACCACTCGACCGCGCCGTCTCCGACACCTGAGATGTGATGCTCGACCGCGCCGCGAAGTCCGTACTCCCACGGACGACCACGGGTGTTCCACTCCCGATCAAAGGATACCTTATTGGCGGGCATCCAGTCAAGGATGGCCTCGCGGATCTGTGCCGGTGTCGGCTTGTTGATGGTCACATTTCCTCCTCGAAGTGCGGGTGCGCGTCGGCCTCGGGAGCCTCAGCGCTTGCCGCGTCCTCAAGGGAGATCTCGGGGAAGTCCTGCTCGTCGTCGCCCATACCGCTCCTCAACTTGACAAAAAATATTTTTTGTGCTTACCCTTGTCGGGCTTGACATCTATTATTTTTTCTGCTAGAGCCAAGGGTACAGGATTTTTTCGCGACGAATTTTTTGCTCGCGCGGAGAAAGTGCGCCGCCTTTTCAGGCCCTTCTATAAACAACTCTATAGTATAACGATCCGTTCCACGCTCAAACCATATGTCAGATGTCAAGACTTGACAAATCTACATACTTCAATACAGCAGCCGCACAACTGCTCGATCATCCTCGCACGACCCGTCTCAGCCTCAGCATCCTTCGACGGTCGTCCTCACTCACACCACCCCATGTGCCGTACGGCTCTTGGACTTTCATCGACCAGTCAAGGCATTCGCTGACGACTGGGCATACCTTGCAGATCGAGATCGCGACATTGGCTCGAATCCGTCTCTGCGCCAGAGGCTCATCCCACGGATGAAAGAACAACTCGGGGTCAATCCCCTCGTCACGGCAGGCTCCTCGCAACTGCCACTCCCAGTACTCAGCCGTCGTGCTGGGAAGATCTATCCCTCCGTCGATATCCCTCTGTCGGCTCATCAGCCGCCCCGGCATTCTCGGCAGAGTAAAGCATCATACCCAGTCGGCTCTGACACCAGCACCCCGCCCTGAGTCACCGCCGCAGGGACCACACCGTCTCCGGACCCGCACCTGTCACAGACCAGATCCACGATCCACTCAGCCGACCGACCCGACACCGACAGCGCCGCCAGTCCTCGGATCAGCGCGTGCATCGTCCCAGACCCAGCAGTCTTCCGCAGGAACGGCCTGACATCCTCAGCCGTCAGGACCGGCCTCAACTTCTTGCACGGGCACTCCATCCGGGCAGGCTTGCACAGCACGATTCCAGAT